GGTTGAAAGAGAGGCAGGGCCCTGGATGAAAGTCACGAAGGTTCCATGCCCTGACGGGTGTGGGATGCGGGTCCGTGCGTCGAACCTCCAGCGGCATCGGAAGACGCACCTCCCGCCAGCGGTTGAGAGGGGGTGGGGGACTCAACTCCTCCGCCCCCGCCGCCCCATCCGTCAGTGGCGCAATCACGATCGCCGCTACGACGAGCACTACCCGCGCGGCGAGGGCCCGTTCCGCTTCCGCATCTACCGCCTGCGTGGCGGAGTGCTCGAGCTGATCGCGGCCGCACCGACCCCGCCCTGCTTCGGGACGGCTCTCTACGAGCTCTACCAGGACGGGGAGTTCATCACGGACGACGTCACCGGAGTCCTGGACACCGTCCCGGACCCCGGTGACTGGATCGTCCACCCATTCGCCATCGGGCGACGACTGGAGGAGGAATGAAGACGATCATCGTTCAACTGAACGAAGAGGAGGTCGCTTCCCTGCGTAACGCAGCCAGCGATCGCCTCAACAACCTCGCCGAGGGCGACATGGATGACCCCGCCCTCGAGCGGCTCATCCGTCGGATCACCAAACTCGCCGAGAAGGCGTGGAACGTGAAGTACAGGCAGCAGCTCTGATGCCTCTCGTCGTCGAACACCTACGCGGCGAGGAGCAGGTCGAGCACCGCTGGACGATGTTCCTGACCCTCGCCATGTCGCACCTCATCGAGGAGGACGGAGGTCCCCCGATGGCGCATGGCAGCGGGTATGGAATCTACGCCGAGCGGGACGAGATCGAGCACACGTTCACCCTCGACTACACGCTTCCGGACGACGAGCCCAACATCAAGAAGGGCGATCGCATCCGGATGTGGAGGGGGCCAGCTCATGGCTAACGAGGAAGTGATGAAGTCGGCGGAGGCGGTCAGAGAGCTGTCCTCCGTCCTGAAGAAGATGACCAGGGACCTGATCCTGGAGGACGTCTTGGGGGCCTACGACGCCACGGAGCGGGCCCTTCGCGCGGCGAACGAGAACTCTCGCACGCTGCCGATGGAGCTCGACCTGGGGTTTCGACTCAAGGCCGTGCATGACGCCCTCTTCAAGATCAGGGCAGACCTGGAGGAGCTGAAGCTATGACGCTCGCACTCGCCGAAACCTGGCTGGAGGACTACCAGCGGCGGGTGCCCGAACGAACCCTGGAGATGGCCCGGCTCTATGTGGAGCAGGGGCAGAGCTACTCCCAAATCGGGGAGCAGTTCGGCCTCACTCGGCAGCGAGTCGGCCAGCTCCTGGGGCCGCTCGGCCTCCAGCAGTACCGCCGCCAGGCGGCAATCGAACGTGTCCAACTTCTCCGTGATGCGTACAGCAGGATCATCGCCGGGAAGTCCACCCTCAACGAGGAGGCCTCGAAGCTCGGATACAAGAACGCCCGCTCCCTGCGGTCGGCCCTGTACGAGCTCGACCTGAGAGTCGTCGTCGGATACGAGGAGCCTCCGCATGGAACCGTAGCCCGCTACCGCAGCCGGAGGTACCAGTGCCGCTGCGACGAGTGTCGGCGGGCAAATCGCGACAGAGGAAGGGAGCTCAAGGGAAAGGAACCCCCGCACCACGGCACCTACTCGGGCTACATCAACTACGAGTGTCGGTGCCAGGCCTGCAAGGAGGCGCACCGCCTCACGATCCGAGGCCGCCGAGTGGCAAAACGGCGGAGAAAGGAAGTAGATCTATGAGTCTGCTCAGTCACGAGCCGGCCTCCCGGGAGTACGTTCTCGGGCGGCTGGACAGAGAGCACATCGCCGAGCTGGCCGACCAGGCGCAGTCCTGCCTGCGAGAGCTGGGGCGAGCGGTGGAGCTCTGCTACATGCCGGGTGATGCCACCTGGTACTCGATCACGATCGCGCCGGTGTGGCATGTCGTCGGCGCTCCCGGCGGAGGACACCGCAGCAATGATGGCGCGTACGACGACGTCGAACAGTCCTACTACGGCGTCCGTGATCGCAAGGTCTTCATGATCGCGTACGCCCAGAAGAACGAAGTCGTCTTCTGCTCCGACGACGAGGACTGGGAGTGGATCGCCCAGAAGTTCGATTCCACACCGGCCTCGCAGCTGGCGATCGCCGAGCTGCTCAAGGCGGTATTCACCCCATAAGCCGGCCGACACCGAGCTCATGATTACGAGAAAGGAGAACCACCTGTGAACACGACCTGCCCGTACTGCACGGGCGTCGGCACCCTGGAGGCGACAGACCTCTTCTGCGGTGCCGGAGGGTCAAGCCTCGGCCTTGAGTTCGTCTGTTGCCCGCTCTGTGGGCGGCAGCTGATCAAGGTCACCCAGGCCCTGAACCACTGGGACCTGGCCGTGCAAGCACACAACGAGAACTTCCCGGACGCCGACCACGATCTGCACGACGTCGAGATCGTTCCGGCGAGCCGGTTCCGACGAACGCCCCTCCTGTGGGCGAGCCCCGAGTGCGTGCACCATGCGTACTGCCGGGGCAAGAAGTCCGAGGACGAGTCAGCTGAGCGTTCCCGGATGACGATGAACGACGTGGTGCGCTTCACCAGGCACCACCGCTACGACGCGGTCATCGTCGAGAACGTGATCGAGGCGCGACTGTGGGAACCCTTCGACGCCTGGTTCGAGGAGATCGAGAGCCTCGGCTACGAAGGCCAGATCGTCTTCTTCAACTCACAGTTCGCGTTGCCGACTCCTCAGTCACGCGACCGGATGTACTGCGTGTTCTGGAGGAAGGGCCTGCAGCGCCCGGCCCTTGACTTCGCGCCGCTCTCGTGGTGCTCGCATTGCGACACGACGGTGCGAGGGCTGCAGTGGTGGAAGAAGGCGTCCCCAGGCTCGCTCCGCACGGAGCCGGGCAAGTTCATGTGGGGTCGCTACGGGCAGCAGTACCTCTACATCTGCCCGCACTGCTCGCAGAACGTCGCCCCAGCGGTGGTTGGGGCCAAGTCGATCATCGACTGGTCGCAGCCGATGGCAACGATCGGATCGCGAACTCGGCCGCTGGCGGCGAAGACCCGCGAGCGGATCCGCACCGGGCTGAAGCGGCTCTCGACCAGCAACCCCGTCACCGTTCAGGTGGGCGGGCATCTGTTCGAGAGGCCGGGGTACGCCCGCGTGTGGTCGGTCGAAGACCCGCTCAGAACTGTCACCGGCTCGCAGTACATGGGAGTCGTTGTCCCGAAGCTGGAGGAACGCACGAGCGTCATCCTTCGTAGCGGGGGGCAGTCCGCGGCCCCGGTGGATACGCGCCAGCCGATGGGCACGATCACAGCCCATGACCGCCAGCTCTCGCTGCTCGCTCCCCCCAACGGGAACGGCAACGAGAACGGCAAGGAGACCCAGATGCTGGTGCGGGTGAACCGCGGCGGCGATCGCAGGGCTCAGCAACTCGAGGAGCCGATGCCCACGGTGGCAGGTCACGGGGAGATGGCGCTGGTCAGCTTCCGCAATCACGGAGACATGGCGCCGGTCGAGCTCCCCGCGCACACGGTCACGGCGGGTGGCTACCACCACGGTGTCCTGGTCTACAACGGCGAGCCGGGATTCGTCCGGTCGCTGGAAGACGCAGCCGGGACGATCACCGGACGAGACAAGCAGTCGCTCCTCGTCCCCTACTACGGCAACGGGAAAGGGAAGACGACCGACGTCCCGATGGGGGCGATCACGAGCAAGGACCGCGAGGCGCTGGTCATCTCCGAGGAAGAGATCGACGACTGCCTCTTCCGGATGCTGCAGTGGCCGGAGCTGCTGGCCGCCCAGCAGATGCACGTCAAGCCGGACGGTTCGCCGTACCAGCTGAAGGCGAAGCGCAAGAACAAGCGCGGCCAGTTCGTGGAGTTGTCGAACGAGCTGCGCGTGAAGATGATCGGGAACGCGGTCTCGAGCCCGGTCGCAACGATGCTCGGCCAGGCCGTCGTCGAGTCGCTGCTGGCGGCCTGATGCCACGGCTACTCGATCTGTTCTCCGGCGCGGGAGGAGCGGGCATGGGCTACTCCCGCGCCGGGTTCGAGGTGGTTGGGGTGGACCTCGCGCCCCAACCCAACTACCCGTTCGAGTTTCACCAGCAGGATGCTCTGGAGGTTCTCCGCAATGGCTGGGTGGGCCCCTTCGAGGGGTCACCCCAGTACCTTGACGTGGACTGGTTCGATGCGATCCACGCGAGCCCTCCTTGCCAGCGACACGTCAAGGGCCTGGCAGCGATGAACAAGTCCGTGGGCCGCGCGTACGACCACGTCGACCTGATCTCAGATACACGCGAGCTACTCTCGAAGAGTGGTCTGCCCTATGTGATCGAGAACGTCGTGGGCGCACCGCTCGAGAATCCAGTGAGGTTGTGCGGAAGCTCGTTCGGGTTGCCTCTTCGCAGGCATCGGCTCTTCGAGTCAAGCGTCCCGCTGTTGGTTCCTCCATGCGATCACTCATGGCAGACGGAGCGCAAGTACTGGAACGGCGATCGCTCCGTGCGTCAGCCCGACGGAACGCGCAAGTACGGTGGGGAGCACCGCCGCTCAACGGTCGTGCAAATTTACGGCACGCCGAAGGAAGCTCACGAGTGGCCCGCCGCAATGGACATCGACTGGATGACGCCGGAGGAGATGGTTGAGGCGATACCGCCGGCGTACACCGAGTGCATCGGAGCCCAGCTCCTGGCGCTCGTGACTTCTCAATATTGAGAAGAGACATCTACACTCGCCGCTAGACAGCCGGTTCATTCATCAGCAGAGAGGGCCGCCGAAAGGCGGCCTTTCTCTTGGTCCTCCATCCGCCGCCTGGGGTATCTTTACCCAACTTGCTCAGCGAGCCCGCGAATCTCGAGTGGCTGGAACCCTGGCTGCAGCTCGAAGGCATGGCCGACCTGATGGAGCTTCCGCAGGAGTGGCTCGTGTGTCCGATCTGCGCGGAGTTCTCCTGGCGGATACCTCCCCACGGCTTCCGGCCCTGCCCGATCGCTGTCGGCATGGCCGAGGCAGCAGGCTTGAAGATGGACGCCGAACGGATGACAGCCGTCCGTGCAGGCGTTCATCTTGAAGAGATGAGCAAGGCGGTGCGCGAGCACATCGACCAGTTCGGACTCCCCGAGGAAGTGGAGGATGATGACGACGAGTAAGACCGTGGTCACAGACGTGAGCGAGGAGATCCTCGCTACCTACAACCTGTGCCTGATCGGCCCGACCAACGACCGAGACGCCTGGAAGTTCACAGGCTTCTGGGTCGGTGGGTTCGCGGCCGCGCTTGCAGAGGCGCAAGAGAATCTCACAGACCTGCTGCCACCGGGCTACCGCGTGGAAATCAGGGAATGGAACGAAGAGACAGAGGAGACGCCATGAGCGGAGAACAGAGAACAGTCGTCGGAACGTGCCAGGCCGTAGAGCAGAAGCCCGGAAGCGAGTGGGTGCGGTTCCTCGTCGAGGTGCCGGGCAACAACTACCCGCTCCGTATTGACACGAGAGACGTGGACGTCATCGCCGCGGCAAAGGCCGTGGGAGCCGGCGTCGCAACGTGGACGATCAACGAGGTCGTGTCCGACAAGATCAACCCGCGCAACAACAAGCCGTACACGAACCGCTACCTCGAGGCCGTGGAGCTCGGCGGCACACCAGGCTCCGACAGTGGGTCGACCACCAGGAGCGCAGGAGGCGGCGGGGGCAGCAACCAGTACACGCCCGAGGAGATCGAGCGCTTCGACGAGCGCGAGCGCCGCGACTACCGCTCCCGTGCCTGGGGACAGACCCTCGGTGCGTTCGAGAACACGATCAAAGCCGACGACGATCCCATCCTGCTCTTCGAGAAGCTGAAGCCCTTCCAGCGGAAGGTCTACGAGGACATCGTTGGCGATCTGGCGAAGGTGCCGGAGCCAGAGCTCTCACAGCACGATTCTGACATTCCGTTCTAGAGTACGAACCCATGACCCACGACGACGTTCTGGACAAAGCGGTCATCTACGACTCGGTGGTCTTCACGCCGGACGAGGAGGACTGCCTGTACTGCGGGGCCAATTGCCGGGTTCCGGAGAGCAAGCGGCGGCACGCCGAGGACTGTCCGTTCTCGTCTGGCCTGTGGCCCATGTACGACGGCGTCGTCCGCACGTACGTGTGCGACGAATGCAGCGAGGAGCACACAGCTCGCATGGCCTGTCCGCGCTGCGATCGCTACTTCGACGAGGAAGACGTCTACCGCGTCGTCGACTCGGAGACGCAGCTCCTGATCACGTACGCCGCCGCACCTCGAGAGGGGATCGGCATCTGCATCGACTGCGCGGAGAAGCAAGCAGACGCGCTGCGGAAGCTCCTGCGATGAGCGAAGCCTCGTACCTGCGTAGTGAACCGGACGCTCTGGTCATGCGGAAGGTCGGTGGCGAGAAGCCGAAGGGCTGGCCTGACAAGTGCCACAACTGCGGCGCTCACTGGTCTCATGTCGGCTTCGACTACGCGCTCGGCTTCAACTGCCGCAAGTGCGGAGCGGCGGACAGCGATGAGTAGCGAAGTCTCGTACCTGCAAAGCGAACGTCACCGTGAACTCATCGGCTCCTGCATCGAGGACGTCCGGGTCGATGGTGGGCTGGTCTATCTCGAAGTCACGCATCGAGGGACGGATGACGAAGCCTGCACGCTCCTAGTCCGCGCCGTCGAGACGGAGTGGCTGCACGAGAAGCCTCTTAGCGGGGAAGCAAACCAGTGAAGTACCACGTCGAGGACAAGCGCCCCATCACCCCGGCCGAATCGCGCCGGGGGATGGAGGCGCTCCGGGAATGGCCGGAAGAAGATCGCTCTGAAATTTTTCGGCTTCCGGAGAACGAGGCGTCGATCGTGTTGCTCCTCGCCGGCGAGCTCGGAGCGGTGCCCTACATCTCAGACACGCCAGTGACGGTCACCATCCATCGGGACATGCTCGAGGATGGAACGGTCCCTGACGGAGCGGGGCCAGGGAACGTGTACCCGGGCTCAGGCGAACCAGTCCCTGGATCAAACCCCGCTCCGTGAGGGACTACCTGGCGACCAGCAAGCCGCTGAGCCAGGTGAAGGTGATGTTCCCGCCATTAGGCACGAGGGGCGCACCGCTCAGCCGGATGTCCTGTGAGGCGACCGGGATGATGTTCGCATCCGTGCCGCCCGTCGTGTCCGAGTCGTAACAGACCAGGGCCTTCGACCAGGTGTCGCCGACGGCGATCGCCGTGTACGTCTGCGTCGGCAGCGGCAGCGTGATCGAGTGCGCCGAGGTGTCGACCGTGTACGCAGCGAGGTCGGCGTCCGTCAGCGTCTTGCGCGCATAGTTGGTATTCGTGACCTCGTTGTTCGAGGCAGCCAGCAGCGCAGAGAGCGTGGCGTACTGCTTGAGGACGCTGTCCGACTCGATCCCCGTGTGCGCAAGCACCACGATGATGAGCGCCGAGTTCGCCGGATCGTTCGAGTCGACGCGCGAGTAGAACTCGACCTCACGACCCAGGGCTACGTCGAAGGCGAAGTTCGCCACTCAGGTCACCGGCTGGAAGACGACGTTCTGCTGCGCGTTCTGAAGGACGACCGAGAGCGGCCGTACCTCCGTGGCACTGGCCGCCGGCAGGAACTGGATCAGGATCGCGGTACCGCTCAGCGCTACGTCGAGCGCCTGGACTGTCACCACGGACATGAGTGCTGATGCTAGGGCCAGCGCCGGACACCGCCGAGCCCATACCCGGTTCGAGTACTGCTGGCCCGACTGCATCCCAGGTGGGTAGGCGTGGACTGACGCCTCGTTCTTTCACAGTCGCAGCCGGGCGGTACTCGGCGGCCGCGGGACTCTACACGACCGACCCAGTGATTAGCCTTCCTCCCAGCCCGTGATGGGTTGCCCGCGAAGGGCCGAGCAAGGAGGGCGAGATGCCCAAGGAGATCGTGGTCGAGGCGCTGGGTTACATCCCACCGCACGACGACCGGCAGGCGCTCATCGAGATCACCTGGCAGCGGGACCTGGAGCACGTCCAGGTAGCCACGTACGCCAGGCATCCCGAGACGCACGAGACCATCGGACGAGAGGAGGCGATGTTCGTCACGCTCGACCGGGCAGGGATCAACCGCGTGATCCAGAGGCTGCGTCGAGCACGCGACCAGGCGTTCGGCAAGGACGAGTAGCTCCGCGTTATCCACAGCTGTGGATCTTTTGTGGGTCCTTCTGTGGAAATGGCAACGCCCCCGGTAAAGACATTGCGGCCGTCGTCCGGGGGCGTTACTGTGCTGGCTCTCTCCACAAGAGCCAACAGAAGCCTGACTAGGAAGCTGGAGAAGAACCTAGGCAGGAGGTGAAACCGTAGCAAGTACATCGGATCGGCGAGGCCCCCAAGCGCTTCTGCTCCTCATGGAAGAGGATGCACGGCTCGGCGGTGGAGTCTCCACGCGCTCCGACGGCAACCACGCCAGGGAGCTCGGCGTGTGCCGTCAGACGATACGGCGCTGGAAGTGCCAGCTCGAGGGCTCCGGCGCGATCGTTCGCGACGGCTACCACGTCTGGCGGCCGCGCTGCAAGACCGTGCGCTGGCGCCTCAATGTCACACAAGGAAGCAGCCCAAGAGCAGAAACCCCCAGAACTCTCCGCTTCGCTACGAGTTCTGGACGCGCAAGCGCGTCCGGGCGGCGAGGTAGAAGGAGGAGGCTGATGGAACAACACCCCGAAGTCATCCAGACACAGGGCGTGGAGCGGGCCAACGGCGAGAGAACGCCCTTCAACGCCGGAGACGCAGTCGGTGCCGCGGTCGATGTGTGCACCGACCTGGGATTCCCGGTGGCGCCGTCGGTCAAAGCGCGGATCGGGAAGGGCGCGAAGGCGCTGATCGAGGCTGGCTTCGACCCACAGGTGGTGACCTCGGCGATGGTCGTGGCGATCCGGACCGGGTGGTTCGGCTCCGTCGAGACGATCGCACAGGAGATGGTCGTCGCCGGCGCGGGTAGCCGCATCGGTCGTGCTGAGTACCAGCAGGTGCTCGCCGTGACGGCGGCCAGGATCAGCAAGGCCGAGAGTCCCATCTGGCAGACCATGCGCGAGGAGATGCGTCGTCGCGCCGAACCGAAGGAGATCGAATGATCAACGCAACCCCATGCCCCGAGTGCGGGGCCGAGGTCGTCGAGTGCCAGAACGCCGTGCGGCTCGATTATCCGAACGTGCCGTACGACGAGGCGAAGGCTCCGTGGACGCTGATGCCCTTCGGCCCCGGCCGCCTCTTCGCGAGCGTGGGGAATCCGGGGCCCGGGAACATGGGTCACTCGCTCCACGAGCACCAGCCCGAGGACTCGGTGATGGCATGAAGGAGAACGAAGCTCGAGACCTGCTCGGGATGATGAAGGCAGCGACAACTCAGTACCCGCTGGACGACGAGACGATCGGCTTCTGGATCGACGGCCTCACCACCCTTGACGCTCACGCTGCGACGAACGCGGTGCTCGTCGGAATCAGGACGTGGGAGCACTTCCCACCGTGGGCGTCCTTCTACGAGGCGTACCGGATGGTGCAGCGGCAGGCGCGTGATGAGGAGCGCCGGGCCGAGATCGTCACCGAGGGCAAGTGGGGATACGAAACTCCCGAGTGGGTTTGGGTATGGTCATGGATACGTTTTCACCGGGACCCTGTGGAGGATCGCCCACTCCCCCAGCAGGCCAACTTCGTCGACACGACGACGGCGATGACGACGGAGGAGTATGAGATCCTTCGTGATGAATGGACTGCAAGCGGGAGCCCGAAGAGAGGCCCCCTCGAGACCGAAAGGATGACCCGATGAGCGAAGTGGGAAAGCCCAAGGAGAAGATCACGATCACTCCGAAGGTGGAGCCTGTGCCGATGCGCGAGCCGCTCCCCGCACCGACGCCCGTTGAGGTTCCGCAGGAGCAACCGGTGGAGGAGCCGGTCGCCGCGTGACGTGGTGGAAGCTCATGCCTGACAAGAAGAGGAAGCCTGACCCGAAGGCTCAGGCCAAGGCCGACTTGTTCAAGAAGAAGGCCGCGGCCGACGCCGAGCTGAAGGCGAAGAGGCCGACGGTCACCGCCGTCCCTCGTTCGTCACCCGGCAATCCGCACGATCAATTCATCGCGGACCTGATCCAGGGCCTGCAGGACGGGAGCATCATCCTGCGCTCGGTGGACGCACGCCGCGTGACGACGCATCCGCACACGGAGCTGATGGTCGAGCTCTGGCACACGGGGCAGCCGACGCTTCCCGCGCCAGGGCCTACTGGTGCGACGGGGGCCGCGGGCACGATGGGCGCCACGGGCGCGACGATGCCCCGCTCGTCGGTAGTCCCTCCGACGTCAGCGCTGGCCCGACAGATCACTACCGCGGTGACGGCGGCGATGTCCTCGTCGGCAATGTCATCCATGTCGATGGTGCAGAAGGTGGCCAGCCTCCCCGGCGCGACGTCGTACGGGTTGAAGAGCAGCAAGAGCGTGGAGCCCATCGTGGGCTACCGCGACTTCAAGCTGGTCCAGGGTCAGTTGGGGTACTCGCTGCAATCGCGCAACGGCGCAGTCTGGCCGCATCGCAGAAAGATGCAGGGGCTCTGCGGCGGCAACCCGTTCGCGTCCCACGACGTACCTGAGCCCTCGTGCGCGTGCGGCATCTACGCCTACGACGATCCCGGCAACACGTCGCTCACACGCGACAACTCCTTCCTCTGGGGGGAGATCGCGATGTGGGGAGAGGTCCTGGTGTGCGACACGGGCTACCGGGCCGAGTTCGCATACCCGACCGCCCTCTTCATGCGCAAGGCCTTCACGAAGAACAACCGCTCGACGAGGGTGATGGAGGCTGTGCGCGAAGAGCTCGAGGACAACTACGGGGTGCCGGTCTTCATCCTCGCCGAGAGGGCATCGAAGACGGCGTCCCAGCTCATGCAGGAAATTCTCCAGGAGCAGCTCGGCATTCTCCTGAACGAACCGAAGGAGGAGGAATGACCGTCACAGAGACACAGACCGAGCGGATCGCGAAGGTCCGCAGCACGTTCCTCGGCTACGAGGACCACGGCATCTTCACCGGGATCCTCGATCTCGATTACGGAGGCTCCGGGCAGGGAGCTGGAACGCTCTGTCTGGACTACAACGATCGAGACTCCGAGCGCCACGTCGAGACCACGCCGGGCGGTGTCCACCGTTGGGTGACCGGATGCCTGCGAGCGTTCGGTGTCGACCAGTGGGAGAAGATCCCCGGCCGCACCTGCATCGCGATCATCGAGGGTGGCATGGTGCGCGGGCTGAAGCCGCTGCCGACCGAGAAGGGTGAGGTGTTCATGTTCTCGGAGGTCGGCGATGAGTGAGCTGCCTATCCCCAGCCAACAGCAGGAGAATGAAGAGATCATCGCCGGCGCCGAGAATTACTTCGCCTGGTACACGGCGTACCAGGGCGCTGGCTTCTCGGAGCAGCAGGCATTCATGCTCGTCTGCCGGCCGATGGTCATCCTCAACAACAACATCGAGAGTGGCCCCGAGATGGCCCAGGCTATGAGCAAGATGTCCATGCTCTTCGATCGGCAGCTGGCGGAGGAAGAGGAGTGAGGATATTTCTGACGGATCTGCGCACCCTCGATCGCCAGGCATGGCTCGTGATCGCGATGGTCGGTCTCGGGAACGCCATCCTCCTCATCACAGGCCTGGCCTACTCCGCCACCTACTCGCTCATCCTGCTGGCCGTTCTCGGATTCACCTGGGTTGTGCTCTTGCAGTTGACGCGGATGATCATGCACTCGAGTCTTGAGCTCGCGCAGGATGCAAGCGAGCAGTGGCAGGCCGAGTCCGACTTCACCCAGGAAGTGGTCACCGACTACGTCGAGGCGCTGCGAGAGCTCAAGCAGTTTGATCTGCAGGCGACGGGCATCCACCTCGATCGTCTCCGCCGGTCTCTGGTCAAACGCCGCCCAGAGCTGGAGGACATGATCTCCGAGGTCGAGCACCCGGTGAACGTGCCGGGCTTCTCCATCTGATGGAAGAGTTGTGAAGAGGAACTACTGGATCTTTGGATTCGGTGGATTCTGTTTCCTGCTCGTGTCTGGACTCGTAGCGTTCACGATCTTGTTCCTCGTTCACGACCGGACTGTTGGCTGCCATGAGCGAGTCCGCAAGACGGACGCCTGCTGGAAGGATCTCAACGAGCAGGTACGTGATCTTCAAGCACGGGTTCGTGTTCTGGAGCAGAGATGAGCGAAGTCATTCAGCTGGAAGTCCCCGGCCGCCCGGTCGCCTGGGAGCGCGTGCGTACGAATCAGGGCCGCTTCTTCAAGCCGAAGAGGACGCGCGACTACGAGGAGAGAGTCGCGTGGGCGTGCCGTGCATCGAGCGCAGTGATAGGCAATGCCGACTGCCAGGTGATGATCGAGTTCTGCGCCAAGCGCAAGCTCCGAGGCGATCTCGACAACTACGCCAAGGCCGTCTTGGACGGCCTGCAGATCGGCGGGATGATCGAGAACGATCGCCAGGTGAAGACGCTCTCACTCAGCTACGGCGGCCATGAAGAGGACGTGACGAGGATCACGCTGAGAGCTTCTCAGGACTGAGAAGAATGGAGCCTCGACTCAGCGACCCCGACCTCACTCTCTACGCGGGTGATGCGCTGGCGGTTCTGAGCGAGCTCCCCCCGGAGTCCGTCGACTGCTGCGTCACCAGCCCGCCCTACTTTGGGCTGCGCGACTACGGCACCGAGGGTCAGGTGGGGCTCGAGACCACTCTTGCTGAATACGTCATCAGGTTGGTGCAAATTTTTCGGGAAGTCAGGCGCGTGCTTGCTCCTCACGGCACCGTCTGGCTGAACCTCGGTGACAGCTACGTCGACAAGCAGCTGCTCGGCACCCCCTGGCGCGTGGCTTTCGCGCTGCAGGATGATGGCTGGGGGTTGCGCTCGGACATCATCTGGCACAAGCCGAACGCCATGCCCTCGTCGGTGCGCGATCGCCCGACGACGTCTCACGAGTACATCTTCCTGCTCGCGAAGAGATCTCGCTACTACTTCGATCGCCACGCTGTCCTTGAGCCCGCAGCCTGGGAACGCTGGGGCAAGCAGACCGTGCCGAAGTACGAGGGGACGAATACGTCGACCGGCTGGATCAAGCCGCAGTCAAGGGAGAAGCTCCTGGCTACCGCTGGCGGTAAGAACATCCGCTCGGTGTGGACGATCCCGACGCAGCCGTATCCCGAGGCCCACTTCGCCACCTTCCCCGAGGAGCTGCCGCGCCGCTGCATCCTCGCGGGGTGCCCGGAGTGGGTATGCCGGACGTGCGGGGCCCCGCGCGAGCGGATCGTCGAGACGGAGCCCGTGCCCGAGTCTGAGAAGAACAAGCCGCACTCCTACGACTGGCATGAGACGACGTCTGATCTCGGCGGCCAGAAGATGCAGGACTGGCGCGACGCCCATCCGCCGAAGACGGTCGGCTGGACGGACTGCGGCCACGACGACTTCCGGGCAGGCATCGTCATGGATCCATTCGCCGGCGCCGGGACGACCGCGCTCGTCGCTCGCTCGCTCGAACGGCACTCCTTGCTCATCGAGCTCTCGGACGAGTACTGCGATCAGATCGCGGATCGTCTGCAGCAGCTCTCCCTTCTGACACTGGAGCCCGATGCCTAGATTGAAAGACTTTGGCCTGCGTCCCGAGCCACCGCGCTGGGCCCTGGACGAGGGCTTGCCGGAGCCGCTCGGCGACGAGACGTTCATCCCCTACGTGCAGCGACTTGGCCTGCAGGCTGAGCCGCTCCTCGTCGAACTCACGCAGAAAACGATCCCGCTTGCGAACGGGCGCCTGGCGACAACACTGTCTCGGACGATGCGACCAGCATTCGATCGCCACGTCGACAGCCTCGTCACCAAGCACATCGAGCCAGTGCGTCGCAGGCAGATCGAGATGATGGCGTACAACATCTTCGGGGTGAGCTTTCGGCGTCGTCCGGTGTAAGGAGTAGATTTACTCCGATGGCGCGAGGAGCTCTAATCCTGAACGAGGTTCTCCCAGATGACCTGCGAGCAGCCCTTGACCAGGAGGCGTCCGAAGAGAACGTGACTCTGAACGATGTCGCCGGGTCGATCCTCGCCGAGTACTTCGGGCTTCAGTGGGAGTTGTCCGGGAAGCCCTACCGAAAGATGGCACCGCAGTTCAAGCTCAGGGTGGACGAGTCGCTGCACCTGAAGCTGCGCATGACCGCCGCCATCGACCAGCGCACAGTTGTGCGAGGAATCGTGATCAGCGTCCTCGCTGCCCACTACGGCCTCGGCGACTACTCGCCGACCCGACGACCAAGGAGTGTCCCATCATGAGCACCATCCAGCAGGACCAGCTCGCGCCGACAGAGCCGACCGAGCCGCAGGAGCAGGAGCCGGAGTCGGACAAGGACAAGGGAACGTCAGAGCGCGAGTACGTCATCCTCGAGCAGCGGGCCAAGGACGGTCCGTGGAGCAAGGTCAAGAACGTCACCGCCTCAGACGTCAAGAGTGCCCTGAGCTCACTCGGCGACGACGCCAGTCCGACCGCGAGTTACGTCGCCGTCGCAGAGCGCTACTGGCAGCCGCTGTCCCCGAAGGTCGAGACTCAGACGACGATCACCTGGCAGTAGGGCTTTGCCCTCGACCGACCTTTCGGCGCTGGAAGCCGCCGGCGCTGTTGTTTCCGACACGTCCCTCCGGATCACAAACCCGGAGGGGCTCACGTGGGACAAGTACGAGGACCTCGGTCGCTTCCTCGGCGGCCTCGGCCGCGGATACCCGTGGTGGGTCGGCGACTTCCTCAACACCGGAGAGGACGTGTTCGGCGAGCAGTTCGCTCAGATCGAGGCATCGTTCCCGCACTCGCCGCAGACACTCGCCAACTACAAGTCGGTGGCGAAGCACGTCCCTCCAGCTCGACGACGAGGTTTGCACATGACCGTGATCTCCGAAGTCGCCTACCTCCCGCCAGCGCAACGCGACGAGCTGATCTCTCGAGCTGTGGCCGGTGACTGGAAGCGCGAGGAAATGCGCGAGGCCCGTCGAGCCATGCAGGGCGAGCCGATCGGTGAGCTTCCGCCCGGCAAGGACAAGACCACCTGCCCGCACTGTGGGCGCACCTTCTGATGGCGTACGCGAATCAGACATCCGTTTCGGTCGAACGCTCTCGGGCGGAGATCGAGCGCACCCTGCAGCGCTACGGCGCCTCGAAGTTCATGTACGGCTGGGACCGCGAGGAAGCCGTCATCGCGTTCGTCGTCCACAACGAGGGCTCCGGCGAGATGCGGCAGGTGCGCTTCCGCGTACACGTACCGCCGCGCGAGGACTTCAACAAGTCGCCCGCCGGACGTTGGCGGTCGCCCGAGCAGATCACCAAGCACTGGGAGCAGGCACAGCGATCGCGTTGGCGAGCGCTCCTGCTCGTGATCAAGGCGAAGCTCGAGGCCATCGACGCAGGCATCGCGACGTTCGAGGACGAGTTCCTCGCGTACACGATGCTCCCTGGCGGAGAGACCGTCGGCGAGTGGATCGCTCCCCAGCTGAACGAGGTGTACGAGACGGGCGTCATGCCCGGCGACCTGCGGCTCGCGCTGCCGGCGGGGTCATGACGCTCAGCTTCCTCGTGGAGCGCGTCCGTCACGGCAGCGTCCTGTCGACGAGCGAGGTGAAGATCCTCGTCGAGGAGCTCGAGCGCCTGACCGCGAAGCTCGAAGGCTGCGCGCAGGAAGTAGCTCGTCGTGACGAGGCCGACAAGGTCAGCCGCCAGGCCGACCGCGATCGCGCGAAGCAACTGCATGATCTTGAGGACGAAGTGAAGAGAGTGCGAGCAGCACTCGCTCACGAGATACAGCGGTACGAGGTGAGGACCGTAGAGCGCGACGATCGGGAGCGGCTCCTGGAAGGGATACTCAAGGACATCCACTATGGCCTGCTCTATCAGCCCGAGCTCACACGCGAAGAGCTGGCAGGCGTGATCGCTACCGAAGTGACTCCCCACGCGAAGCCGGGGAAGTGAGAGTCATCGTCTGCGGATCCCGAGACTGGACGGATCGCGAGGCGATCGCGAACCGTCTCTTCGACCTGCCTACGGACACGGTCATCGTCCACGGGAAGGCGAAGGGGGCCGATCGCATCGCGGGAGAAGAGGCCGCCAAGCTCGGTCTCCTGGTCGAGGAGCATCCGGCCGACTGGGACTACTACGGCAAGCGCGCTGGCTTCATCCGCAACGAGCGCATGGCGGTCATCGGCGCTGATCTCTGTATCGCCTTCTGGGATGGGCGATCCAGTGGCACGTCGATGATGGTCGACCTCGCCGAGAAGCATGGCATCCCGATCGAGCTCTACTGCGAGGGGAGGCCCGCATGATCGACGTCTACGGAGATCTCTTCGAGTACTCAGCGAGCGCGATCGCGATCACGACGAACGGCTTTGTGCGCAAGGACGGGCGTGCCGTCATGGGCGCGGGCTGTGCGAAGGAGGCCGCCGACCTCTGGCCGGGTCTGCCGCTGGCCGTGGGAGCTTCGATCATCGCGAACGGCAACCACGTCTTCTGCTTCAAGAACTGGGTCGGGATGAAGGACCTGATCACCTTCCCGGTGAAGCATCACTGGCACCAGCCCGCCGACCTCGCTCTGATCGAGCGATCGTGCAAGGAGGCGATGGAGGCGGCCGATCGCGAGGACTGGGAAATCTGCGTCGTGCCGCGGCCGGGCTGTGGAAACGGCCAGCTCTCCTACGACATCGTGGGGCCCTTCATCGCTGGAATCCTCGACGACCGGTTCCACATCATCACCTGGGAGGAGACCCCATGAACGTCACCTGGAGGCAGCAGATCGTCGTGTACTGCGTGCTGCTGGTCGCGCGTATCTTCGCCGACGATCCGCAGCTGGTGCAGGACCTGAAGAACCTCTCGAATAAGATCACAACCCAGGACACCAAGGCCGCGCAGCCAAGCCTCGAAGAGTTCGCGACGAAGTCGTGATCGGGACGCGCACAGAAGCCGAGCTCCTCGCATTCATCGACTCGTACTGGACGGAGTACTGGACGAGCCCGAGCTACGACCAGATCGGTCTCTTCCTGGGGCTCTCGTCGAAGGGGAGCGTTCACTACCACGTCCATCGTCTCGTCGAGAAGGGCGTGCTGGAGATGAAGAAGGTGCCCGGCGCTGCCCGTCCACTCTTCCGACGAAAGGGGTTTCGATGGACATGACCGCCCCCTGCACCTACTGCGGAACGCCAGTCGATCCGACGTCGCGCTACACCTGGCGTCGCGTCCAGGGCTGGGAGCGCAAAGCGCACATGAGCTCTACCCGCCGCGGCGGCTCCGACATCTCCCTGCGTGAAACGATCGAGGTGTACGCCTGTGACAACTGCATCCGGAAGTTGAAAAGTGGGATATCTCCTGGACAGGACTCCCTGATTTGACGCCGACATCCGATGTGTTATGGCATCATTTGCAGCGTGAGTTGCAATGCCAGAGCGCTGGGAAGACATCCGGGATCGCGTCCTCGAGCGCGATCAGCACCGCTGTAGCGGTCGCTTCCTCGGCGGAGAGTGCTCCGCCGTCCTTGACGTGCATCACATCGTCTCTCGCCGCGAGGGTGGAACGGACGAGGACGACAACTTGCTCACGCTCTGCCACCGTCATCACCCGATGCTGGAGTCGATCCGCCGCGCGATCCTCAAGCGTCGCCCAGTGTGGAAGAAGTGCTCGCACTACCACCCCTACGAGCAGGGCCGGCAGCTGTGTGAGGAGCGCCTCAACCGCGGGCTCCAGGCCGCTTGACAGATGGTGGAGAAGTGGTAGATTCCCCGAGCGCCGAAAACCGCGCCCCGGTAGGTTGATGCTTCTCGGACTGGCTGTAGGGGGGACCCGAAAGTCAGTAAGGGAAGTGGACGAAAGGGAGATGCGGGCTCGGCGAATCCATTTCTCCACACCATGAAGAAGATTCCGACCATCTTCGAGAGAGACTGGGACGGCGACCGCAGCCGCGTTCTGCCGATCCCGACTCCTGGCTGCGAGTGGGTCTTCGTGGGCGAGGGCAACGCGATCCGCAAGTACGACGGGACGGCCGTGTACGTCGACGTCGAGGGGAACCTCTTCAAGCGGCTCGAGCTGCGTGGTGGCAAGGCGCCGCCGGAGGGCTTCCAGCAGGTGGACGACGACATGAACACCGGCAAGGTGATCGGCTGGGTCGCCGTCGGCTACGGGCCCGAGGACAAGTGGTACCGAGACGCGATCGCTCGCCGCACCGAGCCGCTCGACGAGGGCACGTACGAGCTCGTTGGGCCGAAGGTGCAAGGGAACCCGGAGAAGTTCGACCAGCACGAGCTCGTCCGCCACGACTTCGCGGAGGGCGTCGGCAATCTCGATCGGTCGTTCGACGGCATCAAAGACTTCCTCTCGGAGACCGATTGGGAGGGCATCGTCTTCCATCACCCCGACGGACGCATGGCCAAGATCAAGGGGCGTGACTTCGGGATCAAGCGTGGCCGCTGAAGGACCCGAGGTCGCCGAGATGGGCTCGGCCCTCGTTCTGCCTGCGTCAGGCGTCCTGGTCAACCTCGAGGACGAGCGCGAGATCGCGATCGCCTACCGAGATCTGAAGAAGCTGAAGGACCAGGTGCTGGACGCCGAGCGCGTCCTGCGTGAAGCGATGCGCTACCGCTCAGAGATCCTCGCGACCAAGACGTTCCACATCGACGGCGTGGGGAAGGTGGAGCTCAAGGGGACGACCCGCGTGGACTACCCCGACCCCCAGGCGCTCGAGGAAGAGCTTCGTGAAGCAGGCTGTCCGGAGGAAGTGATCCGGGAGATCGTGGTCGAGCAGGTCTCGTGGAAGGTCGACGGAACCCGAGCTCGCCGCGCTGCCGGCGCGAACGCCGCGTACGCAGAGATCATCGAGAGGCACAAAAGGACGGTCGAACCATTGCCGTCCGTCCACATCACCTGACAGGATTCACCGAACAACGAAAGACCCCACCTGCAAGCCGCGGTCCCCTCATGACCGCGAGGCCTCGTCAGCTAACAGGGAGAAGGTGTCATTCGCTTTGCACAAACAATCGTATTCGCCATTGTTCTTACCCTGATCGTCCCGGCGGCATCGTCCGCCGAGCAGAAGCCAGACAGGCCAGCCAGACAGGCCGCACGCCCTGACGTTCGTGCGGCTCCCCAGTCTGGCTGTCCCTACGCCCACCTCGGCCTCTCGTTCTATCGAGGCCGCTTCGTCCACTGGACGATCCAGCGGGGGGCCTCACTCCCCGACTGGCGCAGGCCTCGTAATTGTGCCGACGCCAGGTACCTCGCGAACGTCTGGGCGAAACGCTCATACGCGGAACGCCAGAAGACGATCGTTCACCTCAAGAAGATGGAAGCTCTCACCCTGGATGACTTCGAGGTGAGGGACGGAAACCACGCCTGGCACCGGGCGGTGAAGGAAGTCCAACGTGCCTATCCTGGCACCGAAGGATGGCTCCTCTCCTGCTCAGCCTCAGAGGGTGGCCACGGACGCTGGGTCCCGAACTCTCAGGGCTCCGGCGTCGGGGGCTGGCTGCAGTTCATGCCGGGCACGTGGTCAGGGTTCTACCGCCACGCTGTCGACGACGTGCGGTCTCGCGGTTTCCGCGTACCTCCCGAGTCGGCCTCCTGGTACTCGACGCTCGGGCAAGCGCTCGCCGGCGCGTGGGGGATTACCCACGGTATGCGTCACCACTGGGCAGGCGGCGGCTGCCATTGAAAGATTCGGGCGCGGGTTTGTTCACGAGATGCGGGGTCGACGCAATCCATCGGCCGGTCCCGCGCCCGAATGACTCCTGATCCAAAGCGCGAAAAGCGCATCCGCGATCCCGAGCTCGTCCGCCGGATGCACTTCGAGTTCGAGGAATGCTGTATCTGCGGCGACGTCCTCTTCTCCGTCCACCACGTGCTCAAGCGTTCGCAGGGAGGAGATGACGTGCGCGCGAACCTCGTAGCCCTCTGCGGATCAGGGACAACTGGGTGCCACGGACTCGTCGAAGGGGCTGAGAAGGACGCCTGTGCAGCCCTGGGGCGCTATCTGGAGACCGAGCGGGGAGACACCATCGCCTACCTGGCAGCTCGCCTCGGAGGCTTCACAGCAGCCGCTGAATGGATGCGACAGCGGGGGCTCCGGGTAGTCTCGTAGCGCGGATCCTTTCGGGGCTTCGTTATTGGGCACACGAAGGGCGCCGGTACTCCCACTGCCGGCGCCCTTCGTACTTCTCTAGGCGTTGGGTTCTGGGTCTGGGCCCGGGACCTGGTAGACGGCGCTGAGCGCCACCAGGAACGCTGACAGAGCTGTGAGCCTCTCGACCTGTGACAGCACGTCGTCATCGAGCGCCGTGACGAGGGTCGCGATCGCGGCCCCCAGTCCTGCTACGACGCCCTTGATGATGCCGCCAGCGACACCCGGAATGTTCTTGACCCACCAGACCAGGGCGCCCGATCCGAGGATCGTCCCCGCGGTGATGAGCCACGTCTGGGTGTCGATGTCCGAGAAGTCAGTCGCGCCCGTTCCCAGGGCGGTCACGAGCGCCGCGATGATTGCCACCGCGAGCGCCACGATCGCCTTGAAGTACTGGTCGACCTTCATGCTCCTCCTTCGCTAGCTAGCGCCCAGGATTATGAGATTTCAGCCGGACGATCAGGCGACGAGATGCACTGCTTCCGAGACCGCCGTGATGTGCTTGCGCGCATCCGCCTCGCCGAACGGAGAGGTGACGCCGAGGTGCGTGTGCGAGCGCGACGGATCTCCTGGCCAGTGGCCCACCGTCCCGAGCACCTGCCCGACTTCGACGACCTGACCGACCGTGAGCTTCGACCGCGATCCGTAGTGCGTCGAGAAGTAGCGGTAGCCCTCCGGCGTCTCGTAGTGGATCGAGTAGCCGAAGACGCCAGGTCCGTACCAGCCCTGGGACGGCGAGCGCCCGGAGAGCTTGCGGATGGTGGCCCGCTCGACCGCCAGCACCTTCGTGCCACCGGGAGCGCAGAAGTCGATCGCCCAGTTGCCGTACAGCCCGTCCGTCTCGTGCGGGCCCTGACAGATCTCCGAGAGCGCGTCCTTCGGATGCGGGTAACACATCTTCAGCGTGTCGAGCTTCACATAGGCGAGCGCCTTCGCGTCCATCGCGTACTTGCCAGCGTTCGGCGACTCGGCCGGGACGTGCAGGGAGCGCATGGCCAGCCAGCTATCGCGGCCGTACTTGCCGGAGGCAGGCTTGATGTTCTTGTCGCGTTGGAGCTTCTTGAGCGCGGCCTCGAGCTCAGGGCCGAAGTCGTCGGTCTCGGAGCCGAGCGCCAGGGCCATGTACCCACCGCGGATCAGTCCGCGCTTCAGTCCCTTGCACGTATCGCGGTTCGTGTCACCGACGACGAGCGGCCCGGTGTACGGGAACTGCTTGATGGTGAGCGAGGGCGGGTTCGGGGGCACGGGTGGGTCCTCCTTGGGCTTCGGCGGGAGCTGTGGGACGGTGTCCTTCCAGTCCGGCCAGTTGGTCACGTTGTCGGCGGTGTAGAGACAGTGTGCGATGTCGGGCGGATAGGTCGACCGCGGGGAAGTCGTCGAGTAGAGCAGCGTGACCTTCTTGCATCCCTCGTTGAAGGCGTGCTGAATGCAGGCCTCGTACTCGGCCAGGTACAGCGGTGTCTCCAGCGGGAAGAGCTCGAGCGCGATATACGCGAACGCGACGTACTGCCAGCCCTGCCCGTTCTGCAGCCAGGGCAAGGTCGCCATGTGGACGGGCTTCCCGTAGGGGTTCACCCAGAAGTCGAGGAGGTAGCCGCCGATCTCCTGGAGAGAGAGCTTGTCGTCGACGACGTCCTCCACGTTCGGGCCGATGATGTCTGCCTGCCAGTCGACTGCCACACCGAGCAGGAAGGTGAGGTCGTCCATCGAGCGCACGTGCATCCACGGGCCGATCGGTACGTCCGCCTGTCGGTAGAGCTTGCGCTGGTGATCCCAGACGGTCGGGTCGCGGCCGACGTCGCCGCCGATGTTGAGCAGCGCCCACTCCATGCCGGCGGCCTTCTGTTCCACCGGCACCTCGACGTTGCCGCCCGGCTTACGCAGGTACATGCCGGTGCGGTAGAGGTCGATCATGCTTCCCCGCCGTCGACCTTCTCGGCGATTCGCTCCAGGATGACGAGCATCGCGCGGTGGCGTCCTGATGCCTGGTCCTCGTGGAGGGTGATGTTCTCCGCCAGCCGGGTCATGGTGGCACCGAGCGCAGCGTGTCCCTCGGTCACGCGCTGGTCGTGCTCGCGGTACGCCGCCCAGAGCGCGTCCACGTTGCGCTCCTTCAACTCGTCGATCTGCTTCGTCAGCATGTCGATCTGGCGCTGCTGGGACGACGCCTTCTCCTCCAGCGTGCGCACCTCGCCCTCCAGCGTGGCGTTGCGCTCGCGCAGGTCGGCGTTGTCCTTCCGAGCAGTTCGTCCCGAGCGTGAGAAGCCACTGATCTCGGCCGCGACGAACACGCCCGTGACGAGCAGCGCCCATTCTTGAAGCTCGAGACCGAAAGCTAGAGACGCGAGAGTCATTTCCCGTTCGCCCCGTTCACCGCCGAGCGCACGCCCGCGCTGGCACCCTGCCCGGCGAGCGCACCGACGAGACCGATGGCGAGGTTGGTCTCACCGAGCAGCACGAAGATGACGGCACCGGCCAGAAGGATCACCGTCAACAGGACCTGTGCAGTCGTCTGGGTCACGACTAGAAGGTCCCCAGTCTGGCGAGCCACATCGAGCCCGAGTAGACCGGAGGATTCTCGGGGAAGGAGCCGGTGTCGTTGGGACCGATCAGGGCATCCTTGGACAAGATCGTGGGGTAGGCGATTGTGTCAAACGTAGCGCCGACGATTCCACCAAGGTGGATATCGAACAGACCGAGTGCGCCCAACTCGGCGCTGGTTTCGTAGTCCTCCTCACCCACGTAGTAGTCGAAATCCAGATCCGCCCCCGTCCCGGCGATCTCCAGTTTGATCTTGCTCCCGAGATTCCCTGGGTTCGTGCGCGTCGTGCCAGCCTGCGGCGGTAGGTCAAGGAACTGCCCGTCGACCTGGTACCTCATGTGAAGGCCCGCTGTATAGAAGCCAGCCAAGATGGAGATGAACGCGCCGCTGCCGTCCAGCACGAAGGTTGCGTCATCATTCGTATAGAGAGACGTGAGATCGGCTGGCCCCCAGTTCCAGTCAGGGTATGAGTCACTGACGAAGTCGAACTCTCCCTCGAATTGGACCAGTCCGAATGGAATCGTCGACAACCTCGGCGGCCGACGGAAGAGCTGTGCGCTCCCGTACCCCAGCCGCGCGTCCGTGCGCTGCAGCGAGGGCTCGTAGATGGGGCGGCTCATGATGGGATCCCCGCATCGGAGGATGTCTGCAGCTCGCTGAGCTCGAAGGGGCCGTCGACGCCCCAGGAGACCGTGTACTCGTAGACGCGCTGTGCTCCTGCCGCGCCTCCGCAGACCCCCGAGCCGATCTCTACGCCCACGATGTCGCCGATGTCGAAGGCGCCGATCGCCGTTCCTCGAGTGGGAGTGATGTGAACGAGCGAGCGCGGGTTGCAGCGAGCCCACGACTCCGCCAGCCAGTTCCAGCGGTAGAGGTCGCGCTCCACGTCGAAGCCGCCCTTGCCGATGCAGTTGTCGGAGGCTGCGTCGAAGATCTGGACCTCCATCCGTACGCCGTAGACATCGCGCGAAGTGCCGGGGGCAGGATCAGGGCTATCACCACGGCAAGCGTCGATGCTTGCCCACGCTGCCTGCATCTCAGTGGAGCTCGGACTCACGCACACACAGTGCGGGGGGTTGTCTGTGCCCGTAAAGCAGCAGTCGTCACCTTGGATGTTCCAGCACCAGTGCTGTATCGCATCAGGGTCAGCGATGGTCGCGATCTTTGGGCCGCCGTAGTACCAGAGCTTGTTGCAGACGTTCGACATGTCCTGGTTCCAGCGCATGGCGCGCACGTTCTTCGCGCCCGTTCCGTACTCGAAGTGGACTGTCCCCGTTCCCCCGTAGGGCGACAGATTCGTTCCGTAGGCGCCGTTGTAGACGTCAACCGTGCCCATGATCCCGCCTCCTGGGTCACTGGGAGTGATGATCACGTCCACCTCTCCGGTGGAGACGAGCAGGTTCACGACCTCCGCGATCGTCATCGGCCAGTCCTGTGGACCGGCCTCCAACGGGACACCTCCGGTGGCGAACGAGCCGAGATCGAGGAACAGCGACCCGTCTCCGAATTGAGGATCGGAATCGTCCAACGACTGCAGGAGCATCTGCTCGATGATCGCCGGCCCGGTGGGCGTGTAGTCGAGACCGGTGAACATGCCTGGATTCGAGAAGTCACCGGGATCCGCTGAGCCTGGCCCGTCACGCGCTACACGGTGCAGCCACAGCTCCATCGGGTCCATCGCGTTCATCGTGATGTAGCCCATGTCCTCGCCGCCGTCGAGCTCCCAGTCCATCACCATGCCGTGGAAGAAGAGGGAGGCGCCAGCGTCGAAGGAGATCTTGAGCCTCTGGCCAGGCCCCGAGCAACCGGCCGCGCAGTCCATCGGGATCTTGATCTGGGCCTGGGATGGACGATTGAGGCGGCGGGTGGCGCTTCCCTCGATCGCGCAACCCGAGAAGTCCACGCCATCCAGATGAACCTGAAGGTCGCTCACGGGGTACCTGCGATCAGGCCGAAGGAGAATTGCAGCGAGGTGTAGTTGTCCCCGTGCGTCGTCTCGAGCCCCACCTCATAGCGCACCGTGTAGGACGTTGGGGAGCCTCCCTGCGGGGTGAAGGCAAGCGTTCCGTCCGCCCTCAGAATCGCCCCCAGGGCGCTCACGAGATCGTCCGTCATGTCGTTGCGGATCTCCACGATGTCGTTCATCACCATCGTGGACGTCACCAGGATCAGGCCCTCGATCGCGATGTGGCGGGCCCCGTAGTAGAAGTCGTGGATGAGCGCTCCATCCCCCAGCGGTACCGGGTCAACCGGGGTGCGCATGTCCGGGGACTCGAGCCCGCGGATCGTGGTGATGTAGTACTGGTCCTGACCGGTGAGGGGGTCGGTGAACTGGTTGAACGTGATGTCCGTCCCCGGGGTGGTGAGCGTGTAGACGACGCCGACGTCAGCCACTACACACCACCGAGTGTGTCGAAGGAGGCGCTCATTTCAGCCTTGTTACGCCCGATCTCCGGGGGGTTGGTGCGACGCCCGCGCAGCTCCGAGAGGATCTGGCGAAGGATGGTGTTCGTGGTGTCCACCTGGACGGGGCGGACGTTGCGCTCCGTCGAGGAAGCAATGGCAGCGTTCGAGGAGGCCTTCGTATTGATCTCAGCTGCGTTGGGCGGGCCTCCGAAGAAGTCCCCTGCCCCCGCCGCGGTGGAGCCGGGAGCGGAAGTTGTGCCCACGAGCCCGCGGGCAGCGAATCCGGGGATGAGGTTGCCGAGCAGGTTGGCTGCGAACCCCTGCTGACGCTGCAGGAACTCGAAGAACAGCGCAGCCTGGGCGTCGTTGGCTGCCTCCTTCTCCTTCTTGAGATCGCGCAGCTCCGACTGCTCCTGGCGAAGCTGGGCGATCAAGCGCAGCCGCTGCAGTGAGCCCTTGCGGGTCTGGCGAATGAGCGCCTGGGTGTTCTTGATCTGAGCCTCGCGGAAGCGGATCTCGGCCTTGATGTTCCCGTTCGACTGCGCGATCTGGATCTGGAGGTCGAAGCGCTCCTGCCGGTTCTCGCGCTGCTGCTGACGCCTGTCCCGGCGAGCCTGCTTCGCGTCCTCCTCGGCCTGATCGAGCTTGTCCTGGGCCGCCTGCAGTTGGGCCACGGTGGCCTTCCGCTTCTTGACGAGACCCTCGACGATCTTCACCTGACGCTCCCAGAAGCGGACTTTGCGATTCGCGACGTTGAGATCGTCCTGGAGCGAGACGGTCTCCGCGGCTGCCTCTGCAGCATCGTCGAAGATCTTGTCGGCCTTGTCGCTGATCGTCCCGACGATGTCGAGGTCGAGCTCGAACAGCTTCTGCTTAATGTCGGCGATAGCGTCGTTGCGCTTCTCCTTGTCCTTGATGGTGTTGCGGATGATCTCGATCTGCTTGACGTAGAAAGCACGCAGCTGACGCTCGGCCTTGAGGTCATCGTCGAACGTCTCCGTCAGTTCCGCGAGCGAGCGCTGGTTCAGGAGCCGCTGCTCCTTGCCGGAAATGGCGTCAAGGATCGCGTCTGCGCCAGAGCCGGCGTCCTCCTTGAGAGACTTGATCTCGCCCTGGACGCCGATGATGTCTTGGAGGATGTCCGCCTCGTCCTGCGTCCCCTTGCGTACACCTTTGAGGCCCTCGGTCAATCCCGCCAGCTCTGCTTCCTTCGCAGCGATCTGCTCAGTGACAGTCCCGAACGCCTCGGCACGGAGCCCAGCAATTTGCTCGGGAAGCACTGCCTCCGCAACGTCGTCAGACGTCAAGGGGACCTTGATGCTCTTGAAGGCCTCCGCGAGCGAGATTCCGAAGAGAGCTGCGATCTTCTTAGCCTTCTCCTGAAGAGCGGCAGCGAGCTCGGGGTCGTCTGCGTCGACAGCCGCGTTGATCGCGAGCTGCAGGGACTTGACGATCTTCTTACCCAGCGACGCTGGGGCGCTCCCAACCGGGACCTTCCCGATCTTGCGGATCAGCTTGTCGATCCCCTCAAGCGTCTCCGGAGTGGCGAGCTTGGGTTCCTCGGCGATCAGCTGGAACGTCTGATGGAAGCCCCTCGCGAGATCCTTGCCCGAGAGAGCTTCCTTGACGTTGGCCTTGAAGCCCTGGGTCGTGACCTTGATGCGAGCGTTGACCTGAGAAATGATCCTGTCGAGATCCCTGGTCGCGTCGGTGGGCCTCCCACCGGTCGCCCTGAGAGCTTCAGCCCTGATCTCCTTCGCTGTGGCCAAGGCCTGCTTGAGCGGGAACAGAGCTTTCTCGAGCGGAGTGACCGGGATCAGGAGACCGGCGTCGATCTTCGCCTTCTTCAGCTCACCCTGGAGGAACTTCAGCTGCTGCGTGATCGGCCCGATGTCGATCCCGACGTCGAATGCCTGCAGGCGCAGGGTCTGGAACTTCTCCAGAGCCTCCAGGAGGAGCTCGACCTTCGTTGGGTCCTTCGGCACGGCCTGGAAGATCCCTGACAGGCCCTCCTTGATCTTGTCGAAGTTGCCCGTGCCGATACCCCTCACGAGTGAGTCGATGCCCTTGATCTTGGCGTCGACTCCCTCGACCGACCTGTCGAATCCTGATTCCAGGCCCTCTGCAAACCCACTGAAGTCACCCGCCAGGAGCTTGTTCAATACACCGACCATGTCGGTCAGGGACTGCGTAGTGGTCTGTACTGGCCCTGCCGCAAAACCACCGAGAGTGATGCCCAGCGTCTCGACGTTCGATCCGAGAGCATTAAAGGCCCCGGCCAGTCCCTTGGTGCGAGCAGAAGCGACACGAGACGCAGCGCCCTCCTGCTGCATCTGGAGCCGGACGCGCTCAAGGCCGCGCTCACCCGCACTGGCGCCGATCGCAAAGGCACGGATGGAATCTTGGCCCGCGATGATCTCGGCGGCCATGTCACGCAGCGCTGGCGGGAGATCCTTGGTGGCCTTACCGAAGTCGGCGAAGACCTCGGGCCGGATGTTGCCCTCGGCATCACGGATCTGCAGGCCGAGCAGGTCGATGACTTCACCCGCCTTCTTCGTGGGGGCAATGAGCCGCGCCATCGCGGTACGGAACGACGTACCAGCGTCCGATCCGCGCAGGCCGCGCTGAGCGAAGATCGTGAGGATCCCCACCGTGTCATCGAGTGAGATGCCCACCTGGTGGGCGATCGCGGCCGCCTGCTGCAACGCGGCGCCCATCTCCGAGATCGAGCCCTGGGCAGCATTGGCCGCATTGGCCAGGAGGTCGGCGACGTGGACGGCGTCCTCTCCCTCGAGCTGGAAAGCGTTCAGGCCGCTCGCCACGAGAGTCGCCGCCTCGGCGTTCTCGATCTGTGCGGCGGCCGCCAACTCAAGCACACCGCGAGCACCGTTCAGCGAGTTGGTCACGTCAAGCCCGGCGCGGGCGAGTTCGGTCATTGCCGACGCGGCATCAGCAGCGCTGACAGACGGCAGATGGATGTCCTCGCCGAGCTGCTTTGCAACATCGGAGGCGTGCTCCATCTCCTCGGCCGAGGCTCCTGTGATCGCCTGGAAGGTGTTGAGCTCGCGCTCGAAGCCCGCGAACGCCGCGAGGCTTTTTGTGAACGTCGCAGCTGCGACCGCACCACCGAGGAACGCGCCGCTGGCGGCCAGCGTCGCGCCACGAAGGCCTAGCAGGGAAAGGATGGTGGCCGCGGCTCCGCGGAGTCCAGTCTTCTGCTGGGTCAGGCGCTTGCCCTCACCCTTGATCTCGTTGCGCTGGGTGATGATCGCCGCCTTCTGCAGCTCGATCTTGCGCAAGAGGGCTTGGTTCTCTGCGACTTCGGCGGTGAGGCCGAGCTCGCGGGCCCTGGTGGTGGCCCTCTTGAGAGCTGCCTCTGTCGCGAGAAGATCATTCTCGATCGCGTGCAGAGCGTTAAGACTGGTGAGGCTCCTCACCTCGACCTGCAACGCAACCGTGGCTTCTGCCCTGGCCTTCGTGGCCGTGCTGACGGCCTTGCTCTGAGCGACCGAAGTGGCGAGGTCCTTCTGCTTCTGAATTACGGTTGCACGAGCGGCAACTGCTTCGGCCTTCGCTGTCTCCAGACCCTTGCGCTGCTCAGCGGTGAGAATGGCGGAGGACGCAGCGAGCTGAGTTGTCGCTTGCCGCACGGAGGCGCTGGCAGCCACACGAGCGTCACGCAAGCGCTGCGCCTTCTCCTCGACCGTGATGTTCTTGTCCGTGGAGGAGGAGAGCAGGTCCTGCGTCACCGAGGCGCGAGTGTCGAGGTCGATCAGGGTCTTTTGGACCTTGGCCCGCTCCTTCTCCAGCGCGGTCTGCTTGGCCGTGTTGGATGTACCAGCCCGCCCCGTGCCACCCCCGCCCGGAGTCCCGCTGCCGGGTCCACCACGAGCCCCCGCACCGGCCTGCTGGAATTCCACAGGGACCTTGATCTTGATCCCCTCCGTGGCCGACCTGATCTTGGCGTTGAGAGCCTTCCGAAGATCAGCGACGTTGCCTCCGACCTCGATCGGGATCCTGACCTTCGCACCTCGTGCCTCGGTCTGGAGCTTCTTCTTGAAGGACTTGACGTCGAACTCGATCGGGACCTTGAACGTCCCCGCACTCTTGATCGAGGCGTTGACCTTCTTCTTCAGGTCATCACGAAAGCCCTTGGCGTCTGGCTTGACATCGACGAATGCGCCAGCGACGAATTCGGACATCAGAACTTCACATCACCCATCATCGACTCGAACGCGGCCAGCATCCTCTCGTTCTCGAGCTCTTCGGGAGTGAGATCAGGCTGCTTGCGGACTGGCGTGGCTGCCCCCTCGTTACCGCTGGCGGTAAGCGGTTCGATGCGATACCCCGCGGCGTACTCGCGGGTCCGATCAAGCGCCTCGACCAGGCCCGAGCCGAGACGCCGGTACTCATCGACCAGCAGGGCGTAGGCAGCATCGAGGAACTGGTTGAGCGTCATGGCCTCTGCATCTCCGCCCTGGAGGCTTATGCAGCCGGCGAGGTAGCTCCTGTTTTCCCAGCCCCAGACGAAGAGGTTGGTTGCGGTGTCGTAGGGCGCTCAGGGGTCTGGACCTCCTGAAGCCAGACCAGAAGTGCATTCAGCTGCGCGATCGTGACCTTCTTGTCCGGGTCGTTGACCACCGCCCGGAAACTCTCCTCTTCGCTGTCGAGCACGTAGATCACGGCGCGATCGACGAGCCTCTCGTACGTCTGTATGAGAGTCTCATCGTTGATGATCTCGTCGGCCTGGATCTCGGCCTCGTCATCCGGCACCCCAACACCCTTCAGGCGCTCGAGCTCGGCGCGGAGCTTCTTCTCCTTCTCCACCTCTTCGGCAGCGCGGGCGTCGATTGTTGCACCCCACTCGCGCCAGTGCAACGGCTCCCAGTGGAAAGTCACGCCGCCGAGGATGAATGCACGATTCCCGTTGTAGAGAGAATCGAAGTTCTCTGGTGCCTGGTCCTTAGCCATTCACTTCCTTTCTAGGTAGTGAGGGTCTCGTTGTAGCCGCCGAGGTATGCGCGAACGGCCACGACCCATCCCGCGCAACCCCCTGCAGGAATGGCAGACGTGATCCCCTCGAAGAACACTTCGTCGCAGAGATTAAGAAACAGCCCGGACGACTGCAGGTTGTAGAGGTGATTCCAGAGCGCCCAGCCATCGGCGTTGTGCTGCACAGCGTCCGCCGAGAGGTTCGCTACGGAGGGCGCGCTGTAGGCCCCGCCGGGTGACTCCACGCCGGTCGAGATGCAGCGAGTGATAGTCGCGTTCAGCAGGACGTGGTTGATGCGGCCGTACAGGCCACGCTTCCCAGAAGGCAGTCCGCCAGGGCTCGTGTCGCCCTCGAGCAGGCCTACGACGTGGACGACGAGCTGCTCGCAGCAGTCCCAGACCGGCAGGCCCGCAGAGACGAATTGCCGATCCGGTGCTCCAAGAAGCGAAGCGTCCCAGGCGGGGATGGTGTCCAGCGCCTCGGCGCACGCATCGAGGAGCGCCTGAGACAGAAGCTGGAGATCGCCGATGTCAGCCATCTAGGCCTTTCGCAGACGGAAACCAGCCCGCTTCACAGCGGGGACCATGAAGGCCTTGTCTTCCTTGAAGTTCATAGCGGCGCCCGTGAGCGGGTTGATCCCGGTCTCAAGAGCCCTCGCATACGGGAAACCCCGGTGCGTAGCCCCCGAGCCGACGACAACGTGGTACCCAGTCCGGCTCTCCTTCGGGATCTTCCGAAGGCCACCTTCGAGATCTCCCGTTCGCGACTCGAACGTCTCCTGGATATTCAGCTCTGCGTTCTTGAAGATTGCGTCGGCCTTCTGGTCGATGATCCTTCCGACTGTCCCGGTCCGGGAATAGAGCAACCGATTCAGGGCGCGCTCGTAGATGACGACGGAGCTCATGCGCCCCGCGCGTAACGCGCCGAAGAGCTCGGGCTCCAGACGGTCCCGCGGCGAGAGATTCCCGCCGGGTTGACCGTGTTCAGGAAGAGATCGACAGCGGCGATCCCCGTGCGCCAGACGCCGTGAGCGTCCTGCTGCATGAAGGTGCGCTCGATTGTGATCCCCTGACGTGTTACGCGGGTCACACCGGTGGGGAGAGCGCAGTCGGCAGAGCCAGAAATCGGGCATGACTTGTAGATCTCGCAGGCGAGGGCGAGCGCGGCGTTCGCCCCGATCTGGGGCGGCGTCTTCCCGTAGACGTAGGTGACTGCGAACGACCGCGGAGCGCACTCCTGCTGGCAGCAAGGCCAGTGGCTTCCGTCGATGCGCACGAGGTGGCGGCGCTCCCGAACTTCGTAGGCGTCAGGATCGACGACATCGCCGTCCACTGTCACCTCGGTGACCTCGCGCACCGTTCCGGGGAGCTTCACGCTGCAGCAGTTGTTGAAGAAACCATCCTGCTGGATGACGTACCCGCGAGAGAGGATCTGAATGCCGCACACGCATTCCCCCTGGCTGGGGTACACAGTGCGCTGACAGGCCCCGGCGAACTGCTTGCCGGAGGCGAGGTAGAGCACCTCTGAGGCGGCAGTCATCGCGGACGTCAGCGTGGCGATCAGGACGAACGGATCCACGCCCTCCGTGACGACGGGGCAACAGGTGCCGATCTCATTGATGTCGGCCCACATCGAGCACGGCCCGAGAGAGACACCGGAAGCAGGGATGCCGATCGGGGGAAGGACGGTGCCGAGCTCGCGCACCACCAGGCTCTCAACCGTGACGGTCTCCTGATCGAAGGAGCCGTCCGTCGACCACACGAGCGTGTACTGACCCTCGTTGGCTGGTGCCGTCAGGACAACCGCGTAGATTCCCGTGTCGGGATTCCCGTCGATTACCTGCTCGGTGATGCCGACGCCGGAGGCTGCCAGAACGACGTTTCCGACGTTGTCGATGATCGCCACTTCGACTCCAGGGACGAGCCCCGTCAGACCAGACTCGAAGACGGCCTCAAAGGGAAGTCCGGCAGTAACGTCCACCGGAGCGGGATTGTAGGCCGCTAGTCGGTCAGCGCACCCTGAAACACGCCGTAGTACGCCGTCCCGACGCAGCCACGTTCGTTGAGCTGGGCGACGAATCCGTGACCGTCAAGCCACTCGTCGAGCCCCTCGCGCTCGAGACGATGCGGGTGACCGGGGTACGGGTCGATGTCGATCCACTCGAAGACGCGGACGGTGCTCGCATGCTTGCGAGCTCTCTCGATCACCTCGGCCGGGTCGCCGACGTGCTGGAGCACGTTGTAGATCCAGGCCTCGTCGAAGTGCAGCTTCTCGTCGGTGATCTCCTCCGCCGGCCCGTGCCAGAAGTCGATCTTGCAGTGGCGGTAGCGCTCGAACACCCACAGTGGGAAGTCACTCGGGTCGACTACCACGCAGCGCCCTCGGTTCACGCACTTCAGTAGGAGGGAGACGGGGCCGCCGCCGATGTCGAGCACCGAGCGTCCCTCGATGTCGAACTCAGGTGGATGCGCGCATGACCAGTTCGCGATCAGGCCCATGCGCGTCGCGTACACGAGCTGCTTCTGCTCCTCGTGGAGCGTGTTCGCGCAGTCCGCCCACCACTCGGCTTCGTCGAAGCTCACTTCTGCTTCTTCGGGCGGACGTTCGTGCCGAAGCCGCGAAAGTCGTCAGGCCACTTGCGCGTATCGACCTTTGTGGTCTTGATGCTCACCACTTTTAGTTTCACCTTGGTCACATCTCCACCTCGCGCACTCTCTCGCCTTCTGGCATCGGGCGACAGCCGCAGTAGACCTGAACCGTCGACCAGTTCCCTTCATCGAGATCCTTGTACGACCCGAACCAGTAACTCGCGCTCGTCCACGTAAACCTCTGGCCGCAGTCATCGCACGTCCAGATGCGCGAGCCCGCCGTATTCACTGGAGCGACCGTCACTGATCCCATCCCTTCTCCCAGAGCAGGTCCAGCTGGTCGAACCAGCGCATGAACATCGGCCCGACGGCCTCCTGTGAGAACCGTGCCTTCGCTGCCTTGCGGATAGCCGGGCGCTTCAACTTCTGAACCTCCTCGAAGGCCGCGGCGCCCTGGAGCGGCGTGCGGAAGCGTGCGCCCACGTCTGGCGTGACGATCTCGGTGAACGAGCCCCAGTCCGATGCGATCACCGGACTGCCGGCGAGCATCGCCTCGACAGCGACGCCACCGAAGGGCTCGATGTAGAGCGTGGGCACGATCGTCGCGGCGGCGTTCGACATGAGCTCGTTGCGCTCGGCGAACCCGACGGATCCGACGTAGTCGACCTCGCCCGTGATCGGCACGCCCTCCTGTGTGTGCAGGACGCCGCCAGCCTCGACAGCGCCCGGCCCGGCGACCACGAGCGGCAGACCGATGCGCTTCGCGATCTCGGCGGCCACGTGCGGCCCCTTGCGCATGATGCAGCGCCCGATGAAGAGGACGTAGTCGGCGCTCGGGTTCTTGGCGACCGAGAACTGCGAGACGTCGAAGAAGTTCGGGATCACCTGGTCGAAGGCGCGGCCGTCGCCGATGTTGCGGATACCGTAGACCTGGTGCATCCAGGCGTAGGACTCGTAGGCATGCCAGGAGCGCATGTCGACCCCGATGTAGCCGACGCCCCACTCGAGCGTGATCGGCGCGTTCCAGCTCGGCCCTGCGACCGCATCCGGGATGGCCGCCTGCGTGGACGTCGCGAGGCAGATGTAGTGCCCGCGCCGATCCTTCGGCATGCGCTCGCGCATCGCGTCGATCGTTCGCTGACAGGACTCGAACCAGTACGGCTGGGAGCCGTCCCACTCGAACGCCTTCGTGGTGTCGTAGCCCGTGGGCCCTCCGTATCCCCAGCGCAGGCGATCAGCCTCGGTCGTGACGACGACGTGCTCGTCGGGAGAGCAGTCGATCTGGTCGGGCCCGTACAGGATGACCTTGCAGCCCTGGTCCTGCATCATCGGCACGAACTTGAGCACCTTCATCGAGTACGCGCACTGCGCGTCTTTCTCGGTGAGCGTCGTGTGCGGGAGGGAGACGACGTGGAGCGTGTAGCTCACGCCACGCAGACCATTACTTCGGGCGGGTGATCGTCCGTCCAACCCGGCCCCGTGCACATGGGCTCCATCCTCTGGTCGTTTCGCTCCTGACGCCCACACAGCGGGCAGCGGAACACGAAACCTGACCCGGTCTCGAAGAGGCCCGTCTCGATCAGCGCCTTCGCCTGACCGCCGTCGTCCTCTGAGTCGTAGGCCCGGCGCTCTCTCTTCACCAGATGCGGCTCCTGGTGATTCGGGAGCCAGATCGGGACTCCATCAGTCTCGCGAAGCTCGGTCATGATCGTCGGAAGGCAGCCACGGAATCGACAAAGCGTACCTCGCTGATCGGCCACTCTTGTGTCCCCGGCGGCGTCATGTAGCGGGAGTGCATGTCGTCGAGCAGAAACTGAATGAAGTCCATCGTGGTGAGGCCGTCGTCCTGATAGCCCGCCATGTACGAGCAGTGGATGTCCTCGATGAAGTACCAGCCGCCTGAGTTCATGCGCGGGAAGAGCGTCATGAAGCTCGCGATCTGCTGGCGAGAGTGATGGCCACCGTCGTCGAAGATGGCGTCGAAAGCACCGAGAGACTCCAGGAGATCGACGTCGGTCTGATCTCCCAGAACGAATGTCAGCCGGTCGTTCTCGATGCCGGCGATGTCGTCGGTGTTGGTCGGGCCGTTCGGCTCGGTGTCGAGGCCGACGACCTCGGCGTCAGGGAAGCACTCCAGCCAGGTGACCAGAGACCTCTTGCTCACGCCGATCTCGAGCAAGCGGTTCACGTCGTACCAGTCCAGGCACGCGTCGAAGAAGGGGAAGTACCAGTCGTACTTCTCGTGGCCGTGCGCTTGACTGAAGGCCGTGAGGTCTATTGCCAGACCTCCACCGGGCAGGGGATCCCAGCGAGGATCTCGTCGCGATCGGACTCGTGCCCGTTCGCGTACTCACCCGTGTGCCACTCGACCAGCACGTGTGAGAACCTGTCCATCAGGCCATGACGAATCAGATGCGGCAGGAGCACGTATTCGGCTCCCTCGACGTCGACCTTGAGCACGATCCGAGCCTCGGGCAGAGTCCTGACCCAGGCAGCGATGTCGAAGGCCTTGGCCCTCTGTTCCTCATCGAGGTCGACATGGGTGCAGTTGCCCTGGAGGCAGAGGCCCACCTCCTCGTCGTGCGTCCAGGCAGCTCGCCGCGAGGTGATGACGGTGGTGCCGTACACCTGACCCACCGCGTCCGGCAGACCGGGGTGAGGATCGAAGCCGAAGAGGACTGACGGCTTGAAGCGCTTGATGAGCGTGTGGATCGAGTCCTCGACTCGAGTGCCGCGCTGATAGCTGCAGCAGCCGATGTCAACGACGATGTCCGTGTCGAACGTCGTCACGGTGCTGACCGCGTTGCTCTCCCTAGAGATGGTGGTCATGGCGCCTCATCAATGGGTAGACGCCCAAGGCGTATGACTCTGACTCGTGCCGTCCAGAGGGGAAGAGATAGTTCCCACCCAGAGGTCGAGCGGGAGGCTGGGGATGAAGATAGATCTGCCGAACTCTCTCGGTGGAGAGGTCGAAGAAATCCCCAATCTGCTTGTACGTCAACCTCTTCTCCTCACGGAGGATCTTGATCGCCCACCAGCGCTCAGGCGTGTGGTGTTTCATGTCTCTCCTTCGCTCGATGGCGGCGCTGGTACTCACGTTGCTTCTCTCTCTTGAGCTGAATCTCCGGCAACACGTCCTCGGTCTTCCACTTGTGTCGACCACATTGGCAGTCGGGAGGACAGACGCGGCCACCCTTGGCCGACTCTCCGCGTGCCTCGAACTTCGCCCTCGCCGCCTCGATCTGCTTTCTCTTCGGCCCAGAGAGCCACGGCCAGATCGCCTGGATGACGATCTCGGCGTTCTTCCCGACGACCTGAACGCTGTACTTGTGGCCCTGGTACGGGCCGTAGACCTTCCCAACTCCGACAGCAGCGACGAAGCGGTCGAGCACTTCGCGATCGTGGTGCTGGGCAACACTGAGGCGAATGTGCCAGTAGCTCCCTCGTCGCTTCCGGCCGTCCGGTCTTCCGTAACAGCCAACTGAGCCTTCGCCGTCGAACAGGCCTGCTGCCCAAGCGCGTTCGTCACCCACTTGGGCAGCATACCTGAACTGTCAGCTATAGATGTAGCCACCGATCGTCAGCATCACGATCGACCCGGTTGCCGTATCCGACTTGTAGCCGAGCCACGACACGACGGTCGCGGGCACGACCCACCAGCCGTTGAAGATCGCCGGGACGAGCGCCGTCAACGCATACGCATCGAACAGACGGGTCGCCGCCGCGTCCTGACCACCCGCCGTGACCGTGATCGAGTGTGACGCCGCCGAGCTCTGCGCGTGGATCGTGCGCAGGACGCCCGTGTTCGCCGCCGTCGAGGTCTGGTACGCCGCGGTCGAAGTGACCGACGTCATCGCAGGCACGAGGGCAGCTGGATTGTAAGCAGCCATTAGCTTTTCACCTCCTCCATCATCTCGCGGTTGAGCTCCTTGAGCTCCTCGTCGAGTTCGACGAGATTGATGTCCTCTCCGATCGCGTTGCGGATCGAGCCATGCGGGTAGACCACCATCGTCTTGTGGTGGCCTGGGTTGCAGGCTGGGACGAGAATCGGTGTGAAGCCCGCCTCGCGTGCGCGCCAGGAGAAGGACAAGTCCTCTCCGGTCGAGCGCTGCTCGTTGACAGGCCAGAACGCTCCTGGCCCGATCGCCTCGAAGACGCTGCGGTGAATGAGCGTGAAGCCCATGCCGACGACGCCGATCTCGGTCGGCTTCTCGGGGAGCTGGACGAGGTTGTGGTAGACCATCGGCTCGTCGTCGTTCCAGAGTCCGCAGACCTGGAATCCGTTCTCGAGAACGTACGTGCCGGCGTACACACCGGGGCCGCGCTTCGCAGCCTCGTCGTACAGCGCGAAGACGTCACCAGGCGTGAAGACCATGTCGTTGTCGACCGACAGCAGCCACTCGCGCCCCGTGTCCATGAACTGGTCCTGGAGCTGGTTGCGGTTCGCGTGGATGTACGGCCCGAAGACGAGCAGCCAGTCCGAGTTGAAGCGATTGGCCGGGTCGTTCTTGAACAGGTTCAGCACCGAGTGCATGAACCAGAAGTTGACCGAGCTCCCGGTGATGAAGCCGAGGATGGAGTCGGGTTGCATGCCGCCAAGCGTAGAAGTGGAGTCGGCCATCACTAGCCTTTCCGTGATTTGAGAAGGGCGCGCAGATCGGGGATCACGTTGAAGTAGTGCGCCCGCGCGAAGTTCTGAGTGTCCGCGCTGCGCGACATGAACTCGTTGGAGAGACCGATCGCGTCGACCGTGATGATCTCGAAGTCGCACTCGACGGGGTAGTGGTCGAGCCCCTGCATCTCCCGCCACTGCTTGTCGAGGTAGTACCACGTCGTCTCGTTGATGAAGCGCACGTGCGTCGGGTCCCAGAAGGCACGGTCGTGCCGCGAGTACGGGTGGATGAACTGAGCAGTCGCACCGCCGGCCATGACGCGGTAGAGCTCGTCGAAGAAGCGGAACCAGCCGTCGCGGTCCCAGCCTGGTCGCTCGTGCGGGATGTGCTCCACGTAGTGGGCGCAGTAGGCCTCGCGCACCGAGCTCGTGCGGATCGGCCAGGGGATCTCGTTCAGGTCCCAGACGATGTCCGCGTCGCCAGCGATGTCGATGCCCTTGAAGCCCTGCTGCTTGTTCTGGCCGCAGGCGATGTCCAGGCGGCGAGGCGAGAAGATCTGCTGTTTCACGTCCTTGCCGTTGCTCTCCACTGCCTGCGTCTTCGTGCTCATGCCGCTCCGCATCTCCGGCAGTAAGTCTTCCATGTCATAGGCGGCCCCACGAAATGATCGTGGCCGTGCTTGGCGCAGCAGCGCCTACGGAAGAACCGCTCGATCGGCCAGAGCTTCACCTCCAACCAGCGTCTGCGCGATCCGTACAGGGCTCGCGTGTATCGAAACTCCTGCCAGAAGATTCGATCGGTGAGAGTCACCAAACCATTCCGTCCTGGTCCACATGACCGACCTTCACTCGCGTATCACAGGCGACACGGTATCCGGCGCGTCGGGCGTTCCCGAAGAAGTAGAGGTCCTGCGTGCCCATCGCGGTGCCTCCATGCGGAGTCCACTCCTGCACGGTCTTGAACCAGGGCTTCTCGATCTTCTCGTCCCTGAAGAGCTCCATGCGGAAGAGCGTGAAGCCCATCCCGAGGCCGTTGCACTCCTGGACGGTGTCGACCTGCACCTGCTGGGGCTGGAACGCGAGGATGCCCTTCGGGTCGCCGTAGATCATCGGCTGGCCGCCTTCACCCTTCGTCCAGTAGAGACCGCCGACCGCGTGGTAGTCGTCCATCGACTCGTAGAGCTTGAGCAGGCCGTCGGGAGGCGGCACGTTGTCCTCCTCGAGCGTGAGCAGGTACTTGAAGTCGCGGATCTGTTCGTGCCCGAGGATCAACTCGACCGCCTGGTTGTAGGCGTCCCCGACCTCCATGCCCTGCACGAAGATGCGCAGGAAGGCGTTGTTCATCGGGGCGATCAGTCCCATCCAGCTCTCGACGACACGCGCGGGGATCAGGCCTCGCGTGGGGATGACGCAGACGGTCGAGAGATCGCGGTACTGCTTCCCCTTCTTCAGCCTCTCGTTCGAGCGCTTGAGCTCGCGGTTGTGGAACCCGAGGTCGCCGCCGATGATGATCTGTGGATCGCTCATCCTGTCAGCCAGGCTAGTGCAGGAGTATCGGAAGCACCGCCCACCTCGAACGGAAGATCGGAGACAGCAGTCGCGGTTGTGCCGGTGATGCTGCTCTCGTGCGAGTTGCCCACAAGGTCAAGCACGTCGTCGGCGACGCTCGTCTGGTTGAGCCGCCACAGGGAGGTCGGCGAGAGCGCCGTCCAGTTCGCGATGTCGTCCTCCAGGGTCTCGACATTCCCATCCGAGAGTGCAGACGCCTTCCACACTCCAACGCAGGCGATCAGCCCCTTGTAGTGGCTTCCTCCGGGGTCGGAACCCATGATGACGGCAGTCGGGCTGCCAGGGTCGGGGAGGGCGCCTCCTTCTCCATTCGTATGCGACCAAGTGGTAGTTGAGTAGCGGTAGCTATGCAGGCGAGCAGTGGATGATCCTGCCGCCTTAGAGAATCCCAAAGCCCACCACTCGTTCTCGACCACCGGGTCATTGCCGTAGGAGTCATAGTCCTCGACCTCGAAGCCGTAGAAGATATTGGAGTCCTTGTCGAACACCACGGACACGGCGTCGGCTAGGTGGATGATCGTGGATGCGCTGTCAGTCTGCGTCGAGTCCGGCTTGACGATTGCCATGACCGTCACGCCGCTCCACGCTCCCGACAGACCGCCGAGGGTGAAGTTGATCTCGTCGTCGACCCCGTCGAACGAACGTGCGTAGGCGATCTGGGTCATTGATACCCAGGTGAGACGTACGCGCCCTGCGCGACCATGCTGGCGGGCACCCAGTCACCCTCGGGCCTCACGCCGTACTTGATCGCCTCCCCCGAGATGTTTCCGTTCGGCGGGTCGAACTGGGCGTGAGTGATGTCACCGTTGCGATGGAAGTTGCCGCTGCCACCGTAGGAGAGCCAGATGTCCTCGTGGTGTTCGGGCCACAGCGGCGAGTCGTCCCAGATGACGTAGGTGCCGGGGAGTTGCTGCGCCTTCCAGTTCTGGCGGCGGATATCGACCGACTGGATGTTCGGCCCGAACTCCGTGGGCTGCCAGGTGCGGATCGTGCCGCCCGAGATGACAGTGTCCTGATACATGCGCCAGATGGCCGGCCCCGCGTAGCACTGGAAGGCGTCCGGATGCGCGCCCTCCCAGCCGGTCTGCGCCATGTTCTGAACCGGGTGCATCGGGTTGATGCGGCAGTTCTGGATCTGGATGGTGGCTCCACCTGCACCCGATCCCGTCTGGATCGCATCTCCGCAACCGACACCGTGGATATGGAGCCCCTCGATGTGAGCGATGCCCTTGACGTTCGGAAGGTAGAGACCGATCTGCCGCCAGAGCTCATTGGCCTGAGCCTGTGCTTTCGTGAGCACCGTCGTGTCCTCGATCTCGCCGCCGATGACGACGATGTTCCGCCCGCCGTTCAACATCACCCCGCCGTCGACCGTGATCTTCTCGGTGATGTGGACGACGTAATCCGTGGTCGTCGAAAGTGATGGCCGAGCGTTCGCGTTCGTGACGTTGATGTGCGTGTAGCCGACGTAGTCGGGATAGCCGGGGGGCTTCCACTTGAGAGCGCCCGCCGGAGGAGGCGGAGCCGCAGGCCACGCGACTTCCTCCAACGCATCCACCACGTCCATCTTCTGCACGCCGTAGCGGTGAGAGGCGGTGTCCGGCTTGGCGAAGGTCGTGGACTTCGCATCGGACTTGAAGGTGCGTGAGACAGCAACGCCGTCGACGTACAGCCGGTAGCCCTGGCCGGTGAGATCAGGCGTCCATTCGAGCTTCACCTTGTCGCCCTGGTCTGTGATTTTCGGATTGAGCGCCATCTCTAACTCGAGTGCGAACTATAGATCTGCATCCGGCGTGGATCGCTCATGCTCCCACCCAGAACACGGAAGCGCCGTAAGTCTCGACCCCGAGGTTGTCGATGATCCAGTTGGAGGGATCGCTGCCCACGTTGCTGTCTCCCTCGATCGCCACCTTCTGGCCCGCCGTTGGGCGTCCGACCGTGGAGTCCGAGTAGGTCGCGGCGAGTGCCCAGATGCCCGCAGCGGGCTTGCGGTAGACCTTGAGCTTGGTCGCGCCGCCCTCCTCGTAGCACTCGAACGCCACCTCGTCGTTCACCGCCCAGTCTCCGGGAATCGTCTCCGAGCCGGAGACCGGTGTTAGCTGAGTGAAACCTCCATTCAGCACTCGATACACGGAGAAGTTGTCGTTACCACCAAGCTGAGAAATATCGAGTCGGTAGTAATCGGACGCCGCTCCGAACGACGCCGGGAACGCCGAGTACGGAATACGGACACACACGTTGAACGAGTCACCCGACGAGCCACCGATGGTCGTGATCCTGTACGAGACGCGAATGTCCGAACCGAAGTCGTGGTTGATGCAGGCGTTGTCGAACTGCTGAGCCGAGCCATTGGCCGCACAAGCGTTGGAAACGATGCGCCGGTTGCTGTCGCCCGAGTGCATCGGGGATGCCCATGTCCAGCCGCCACCGCTGGTCGTGTCGCCGTCGATATCCCCGTCCGCCCGATCGAAGTTGTCTTCTTCCACGGCCGGCGGGAAGCTGTCAACCCAACCTGTCGGGGCATCGCCAGCGTCTAGCGTAGCCCCGCTTCTTGCGGTCTCTACGCTCGTGCCGCTGAGCGCGAAGGAAGAGATGGCGCTTTCAATGTTTAGCCGCCAAGCCTCTTTCGGCTCGAGCGTGCGCCAAGCTCGAAGCCCTCCGATGAGCGTCTCGATCTCCGCATCGGAGAGTTGTGAATCCCACACGCCCCCGATGAGGTAGTTGCCCATGAACCATGTCGGCGACGATGGACCGTCTCCGGCGAAACCTACTCGCGATGAGCCATTCAGGGTCGGGCTGGCGCAGGATTGACCCACCGTGGATGTGTCGCCGTGGAACCAGCCAGGAGAGCCCCAACTGTAGCGGTGGATGCGCCCCTGAACTGTGCCCGCGCCCTTCGTGATCGCCAGGAACAACCAGCCGTCCGTCTGCCCGATGCGCGGGTCGGCTGCAAAGGTGTTGTGCGTCGCGTCCCAGATGAACAACTGGCCGCCCGGCGAGCTGCTGCTGTGAGACATGCCGCCGTTGCTCGCTCCTCCGACGATGCCCATGACGAGTTGGTAGACGTTGTCATCTGCGCCGGCGCGTTTGACGACACAGGCGAATGTGTAAGCCCCCGACGCGGCGAACTGCCCCACGTCGAAGAGGAGGTAGTCATCGACGCCGTCGAAGAACAGCGAGTCAGGCATCAGCCGTTAGCCCGGCGTGACGATCTCGCGCGTCGTCCCGAGCTTGATCTCGTCGAGGTAGATGTGCTTCGACGCAGGCGGACCGTTGCGGCAGTAGATCCCCATCTGGAGCTTCAACCCCTCGCCCGACTTCGGCGCGGTCGGTCCGGTGTAGTCGTGCTTCAAGTCTCCGTCCCTCCAGAACTGGAAGCGCCCGTCTGGGCCTTGACTCCACAGGACGCGCACGACGTAGTCGTGCCAGGTGTTCGCCATGCCCGGATCGGACAGTTTCTCGAACTGCGGCTGGAACACCGGCGTGTACCCGGCGACATCACGGTGCAGGTCGATGTAGAAGCGGCCCGTCTGCGCGATGATGCCCCAGTGGACGGGCGCTTGATCCATCCCGCCAACGCCGTGCCACTCCATGAAGTCGGAGTGCTTGCCCGGATCTGACCACGGATAGTCGGACGGGATCCAGGCCGACCACGCGAGGTAGCCGTCCTTGTTCGCCTTGTCGAAGCCGTAGGGCAGGCCGTTGCGCAGCGCGAGCGTTGCGCTCAGGCTCGCTCCCCAGCTCGCGGCCTCGCCCTGCCGACACTCGACGCGGGCCATGTGCGTGCCCTGCCTCGGCGTCACCGCGCCGTCCTGCGTCGTCACGCGCCAGCGGTCGGGCGCGTTTCGGATGTAGGTGTCGTACTGCGACTCGTCGCCGGTATCGAGATCGCCGTTCCAGATCAGGATTCCGGTTGGCGGGACTGGAGGTGCATTCGTCCAGCCTGGGTCTGCGTCGTACCAGCGGATGCCGTCGTAGAGCAGTTGCGACTCGACGCCGGGAGTCGTCACATGGGAGCGGTAGATGCCGCACTTCTGATACGCCGCCGACTCACCGCCGACGTAGAGATTCGGGCCGGTGTCGTCGACGACCAGAGTCCCGTTCAGCCACACCTTCGTTCGACCGCCCGGCCCCGTATCCCACCGACGGTACGCTCGGAAGTGCAGGAGCGTGTTGATCGGAACGGGGTCCGCGATCTCATGGATGCGGTAGTTGCCGTTGGCCGGGCCTCCACGGATCACGCAGTTGAGAGTGCCGGGCGCAGGGCCGTTGGCCTCGATCGCGAACACGGGCGAACCAGTGCCGCCGTGCCACTGGTGGATGATGCACCAGGCAGGCGAGATCTCGAAGCCCGGCAGCAACTTCTCTTTCCACTCGCACCACGTCTCGCGCCCCTGCATCGAGCCACTCACGCCGATGAGACTGTTGATGTCGTCCGTGACCATCTCCGTGCGCTGCCCCTGCGCCACGGGGTAGTCGGAGAACTCATTACGAACGAGAGCCGAGCGCGTGCCCTCCAAAGCGCCGGAGGTAAGGACGCTCATGCGCCCAGCCGTGATCTGCTGGAGGGAGAGCACCTGCGAGAAGTCGCCGGTCTCGAAGTCGGCCACGTACTTCGGAATCACGGATGGCGGAGGAGCCTCCGAGTACGTCGCTTGCTCGAGCACGATGACTCCGCCCTGCCTGCACACCGCGGCGACCTGGAAGGGCGGGCCTGGCGTCGTCTTGGAGAACTTCACCGAGTCGCGCGGGGTGCCGTCCTTGAGGTTCGGAGAGGCCGTCGAGACGGCCACGCCGTTCGCGTAGAAGACGTAGCCGCCGACACCTGCTGGCGGTGTCCAGCCGAGCGTGATCGTGGTCGGTGTCTCCGCGAGTTTGACGAGGTTCATCAGGGCGCTCCTAGTTCGAGTGCGAAGAGTAGATCCGCATCCAGATGGACTGGAACTTGGTCGAGTTCGCGATCGCCGTCGCCGTCGTGATCTTCGACGTGTTGAAGCTGACCGGCATCAGCGAGTTGGAGGAGTTGACCAGCGTGGCTTGCCCGAGGAACGGATACGGACTCGTGACGGACGCCGTGTTCTGCATCAACTCGGGCGGGTTGATCGCGGAGCCGATGATGGAGAAGTTGGACACGAAGCCGACCTGCGAGAGCGATGCCTGGTTCGCGCCAGCGGTCAGCGCCGAGAACGCAACGACCGCGAAATACTGACCGCGCGTCAGCGTGTTCGAGATCGTCGTCCAGTTCATCGGGATCTGCCGGACGGAGTTGATCGAGGACATGATCTGCGTCATGTTCGCGCCGCCCTGCGTCGACTTCGTGGTGGACGATCCGCCGTAGCCGACGCGAGCGGTGAGGCTCATGTTCGTCACGTTCGCGGCGGTCGCGTTCGAGTAGCCGAGCGAGTTGGAGAAGCTCGTGACCAGCGACATCGTGGAGTCGTTCAGCGTGTAGAAGCCGACCGACGCGCCCATTGAGAAGGAGTAGTTGACCGACGAGATCGAGGTCGTCGCGGACGAGAACGAGTTGTGGGCCGCGAGGAGCAGGTTGTTGAAGGCGAGATCGTTCGGGAACGACATCGGCATCACCCACGCCGTCACCGTCGTCTGCGTAGCCGCACTCGCGCCGATCCCCTGAGTGGCACCCATGAGCAGCCTGTCCTCGATCCAGCGATAGGAGAGAAGCGCGTTGGGGACGCCGATCGAGATCGTGGAGCCGTTGGTCTCGATCGAGACCTGTCCGGTGCCCGACATCAGGCTCGAGTTGGGAGCGCCGATCGAGATCGTGCTCACGTTGGTCGAGATGGAGACGGCCCCCGTCGCAGAGAGCGAGCTCGTCGCGGGAGCGGAGATGGAGATCGTTCCCCCGTTCGCGCCGGTCGACTGCGAGAGAGACATGACGCCGGTACCCACCAGCACCATCTGGCTTCCGGTGATGCCGGTCGAGCCAGCCGTGTTGCCGAGGTTCGAGACGCCGCCGGAGAAGTTGCCGCCGCCGCCACCACCAGAGATCGTGATGACGTTGCCCGCCTGCGAGAGCGTGATGCCGTTGCCGCCCGCGAGCGTCATCGTGCCGGTGGAGATCAGCGCGCCGGCACCCGCCGTGTTCCCGCCGATCGTGACAGCAGGGCCTTTCCCTGGAGCCCCATCGAGGCCATCGAGTCCCTGGGGACCCGTCGCGCCCGTGTTCCCGACCCCAGTGGCGCCCGTGCGACCGACGGCGCCCTCGAGCCCATCGAGTCCTTGCGGCCCGGTGGCACCTGTGGCGCCAGTGTTTCCAGTGTTTCCAGTAGCGCCGGTGTTGCCCGTTGCCCCCTGAGCGCCCGTCGCGCCCGTACGCCCTACCGCGCCCTCAAGACCATCCAGTCCCTGCGGGCCGGTAGCACCCGTCGCGCCCGTGTTGCCGGTCGACCCAGTAGCTCCAGTCGCTCCGGCAGCGCCCTCGCTGCCGGGCACTCCCTTTCGTGTGAACGTAAGGACGATGAGGTCACCGTTGGTAAACGGCGCGCTCCCAGATGAGTCAATGTGGGTGACGTCAATGGCGTGCCAAGCCCCTCCATCCGCGGCTTCGACGACCTCGTAGACAGCCCAGGCCGAGAGGTCGTGACGCTTATGGATGCGTACTTGGCCGAGAAAGCCCAAATACTCCAAGAGGTCGCTGACATTCGTAGAGAAGCGATCCGTGTCCGAAACGGCCAGGCTGGTCGCGAGCGACACGTCGGCGTCGGTGATACGCAAATCCCCACTGCCAGGATCGGCGTTCGTCGTGCTGTTGTCGAACAGATACTCGATGGTGACGCCACCGCCCGGCGAACCCGTACTGCCGGTTGTGCCTGTGGATCCGGTGTCACCCGTGGCTCCGGTCGCTCCGGTTGAGCCGGTGGCTCCGGCAGCCCCAGCGTCGCCCGTCGGCCCCGTGGGCCCAGTTGACCCGGTCGTCCCCTGGATCCCCGTCGGGCCGGTGGAGCCAGCAGCACCATCGAGGCCGGGCGTGCCCTCGGGGCCGGTGGAGCCCGTTGGCCCTGTGTTCCCGGTATTCCCGGTGGCCCCCGTGTTTCCAGTGGCGCCCGTGTTGCCGGTTGCTCCCGCTGGCCCGGTGCTCCCGGTTGCTCCGTTCGTTCCGTCCAGACCGTCGAGCCCCGCCGGCCCAGTGGGTCCAGTGGTTCCCTGCGTTCCTGTCGGGCCGGTGGTTCCGGTGTTGCCCGTGTTGCCCGTGTTGCCCGTGTTCCCTGCGGCTCCGGTCGGGCCGGTTGTCCCGGCCGCTCCAGGGAGACCGTCGATTCCATCGTTGCCCGCGGGGCCAGTGGATCCCGTTGTCCCCTGAACGCCTGTCGCTCCGGTGATGCCTGTCGGGCCGGTGAATCCGCGTGGGCCTTCGAGTCCGTCCAAGCCCTGCGGCCCAGTGACCCCGGTCGCGCCTGTGTTGCCTGTCGCGCCCGTGTTCCCCGTCGAGCCCTGGGCACCCGTGGCGCCGGTGATTCCGGTCGGGCCGGTGAATCCCTGAACGCCGTCCAGGCCGTCGAGACCAGCTGGCCCGGTCGCTCCCGTCGTTCCTGTGTTCCCCGTGTTGCCCGTCGCCCCGGTGTTTCCCTGGACGCCGGTCGCCCCGGTGATCCCAGTTGCTCCGGTGTTGCCAGTCGATCCCTGCGGACCGGTACTGCCGGTCGCTCCTGGACCACCGTCCAACCCATCGAGGCCCTGGGGGCCGGTCGATCCTGTGGCGCCCGTCGTACCCGTGAAGCCTGTGAGACCACGCGGTCCCTCGAGGCCGTCCAGTCCTTGCGGTCCGGTAGCTCCGGTCGGCCCCGTCGTCCCGGTGTTCCCGGTGTTGCCGGTCGATCCCTGGGTACCCGTGGCGCCCGTGATCCCAGTTGGTCCTGTCGCACCAGGCCCACCGTCCAACCCGTCCAGACCTTGTGGACCAGTCGAGCCCGTAGCCCCAGTGTTCCCAGTGGCGCCCGTATTGCCGGTGGAGCCCTGAGCACCCGTGGGGCCTGTTGTGCCCTGCGTCCCCGTCGGACCGGTGGTGCCCTGCGGGCCAGTGAATCCTTGGGTGCCGTCGATTCCGTCAGTGCCCGCTGGCCCTGTCGCGCCCGTGTTGCCCGTGTTCCCGGTCGTGCCCTGGGTCCCCGTCGGACCCGTTGTCCCCTGTGGGCCGGTGGCGCCAGTGGTTCCGGTCTGGCCAGGACCTCCGTCCAGGCCATCAAGACCTTGCGGGCCCGTCGCGCCGGTCGTACCGGTCGCGCCAGTGTTCCCCTGATTGCCGGTTGCCCCGGTCGATCCCGTCGTCCCAGGAAGTCCGTCGATCCCGTCGTTGCCCTGCGGGCCGGTCGATCCGGTGGCTCCCGTATTGCCCGTGTTGCCGGTGGCGCCCGTCGTTCCCGTGAAGCCCGTGAGGCCGCGTGGTCCCTCGAGTCCATCGAGACCTTGCGGACCAGTGGAGCCCGTCGGGCCAGTCGTGCCCGTATTGCCAGTGTTGCCGGTCGCGCCGGGCACACCGGTCGGGCCGGTGATCCCTGTCGGGCCGGGACCTCCATCGAGTCCATCGAGTCCCTGCGGGCCGGTGGCTCCTGTCGCTCCGGTGGTACCAGCGCCCGTCGCTCCAGTCGCGCCCGTGTTTCCGGTCGCGCCCTGGCTGCTCGCAGCTCCGGGCGGCCCGGTCGCTCCCGTGGCTCCGTCGTTGCCGTCCTGGCCCTCCAGACCTTGCGGTCCTGTCGCACCAGTGGTTCCCGTATTCCCCGTATTGCCCACTCCGGTCGCACCCGTGATGCCCGTGCCTCCCCGAGGCCCTTCCAGGCCGTCGAGTCCCTGCGGGCCAGTGGGACCTGTCGCGCCGGTCGTACCGGTGTTCCCGGTCGGGCCAGAGCTCCCCGTGTTGCCGACGCCCGTCGCTCCAGTCGGGCCTGTGCCTCCCAGGCCACCCTCGAGGCCATCAACGCCCTGGGGCCCGGTCGGGCCCGTATTGCCTACCCCGGTCGGGCCAGTGGATCCCGTGTTGCCCGTGGCGCCTGTACGTCCTGGCGGACCGTCCAGACCGTCCAGACCTTGCGGACCCGTCGCACCGGTCGCTCCCGTTGTTCCCGTGTTTCCCTGAGCACCTGTTGGCCCGGTCGTTCCCTGCGAGCCGGTGGCTCCAGTCGCGCCTGAGCTCCCTGGGCCTCCACCGAGGCCGTCCATGCCAGGAGGACCGGTGGCACCCGTAGCCCCGCTCGTGCCCGTCGCGCCCGTCTCACCGACGCCCGTGGCGCCTGTAGATCCAGAACCGGTTGAGCCCGTTCCTCCAACAGAGCCCGTTGCCCCTGTCGCGCCGTCTGATCCAGACGCGCCCGTATTGCCATCGCCCGTCGCACCAGGAGGACCGGTCGGACCAGTAGCGCCCGTGATGCCGTCGACTCCGATCGTGCCGTCGATGCCATCCGGCCCCTGCGGGCCAGTCGCCCCAGTCGCGCCCGCCCCACTACCGCCAGCGGGAGGATCGACGTACTCGTGGATCCAGCCACCAGGGAAGCCCGGCTCGCCGAGAAGTGCCGGGCGGGTCTGCAGGAACTTCTGGTCGCCGATGTTCGTGTCATCGACGTCGAAGAGACGGCGGAGAAACCGGATGACCTTGACGGCTGCCATGAGCGCCTCCGCGTCTCGGCACCGCCCCGCGTGCTACGGGGCAGTGCCAGAGCTCAGCGGTAGATCTCCTTGCTCACAGCGACCAGTCGATGAGGACGCCCACCTGAAGAGCGGTATCCCACTCGACCAGGACGTAGCGCTCCGCCCGTACGACGACGGAGTTGTCAGAGCGATCGACGGTCTCATCGACCGAGGTGGTGACGAACGGGCTGATCTTGACCGTGACCGGGCCTGTTGCATAGACCCAATCCGTCGTAGCGCCCGAGGCCGTCTTGCCTGTCGGGTCGATCCCGATGTAGCCCGAGCCCGAGATGACTGGCGTCCCGGCCCTGGTGCGCAGCTCATCGACATCGCGCAGGCCCAGACCCTCGCCCCACTCGCTGACAACAGCGGGAGTGGCATGGATGAGGCCCTGGCGAGCGGTCAACGAGCCGATCGCGTTTTCGAGATACCCGCGCCCCACGCTCGGAGAGACAGCCACGCCGCCCGCGAGGGCAGTGAGACCAGTGTCGCCGAGGAAGGGATTGTTCGATGTCAGCACTCCACCAGCGAGTGCCTCTTCGATTCCATGCGAGAGCGTCGCTTCGAGCGCGAGCTCGGCACGCTTCGCGAACACGTCGTAGTCGCCCATCCCCAACGTCGAGCAGGGGAGAGGGAAGTACACAGCGATCGGATCGAACCGATCTTGCGGAGCCTCGTCGCCTTCCTCCTTCACACGGAAGGTTCCGGTCGAACACGGCTCCCACAGCTTCGGCGGCCCGTCTGGGTAGCCGATGACGTTCACCCCGTTGGTCCACCTGCCACTGTCGTCATAGACGACGTCGACCCCCGGCGCACCCAGAAGGGCGTGCCGGCGGGCGACGGGCAGGGGGCCATCAAGGTCTAGGGCAGGCCCTACCGCGGTTACGGACACCTTGCGACCCCCTTACCGTCTCGACTCAGCTACCCGGCGTGACCGAACCGCTGGCGCAAGAGGCCGATGGCGGGTCGACGTCGGTCTTCCAGTAGGCACCTTCGACGACGTCCGAGCCATCCGGAGGACCGTCGCCCCAGGGACCGGAGCCCCAGAGGTTGTTGGTGCGCGAGAAGCCCGAGAGAGCCGTCTGCAGGAAGTCCTCCTCGGCGGTGTTGTCGCCGAGCTGCCACACGGTCTTCGGGAACACCCAGTGCACCCACGGGAACGCGGCGTCCTGGGCCGAGCCAACGATGTGCTTGGTCCAGAACTCCAGACCGACAGCGGGCTCGTCTTCGTCGCACTCCAAGGCCGCACCGAAGTGCATACCGACCTGATCAGCGCCGTCGGCGATGAGGTCCTGGCCCAGCATGATCGCCATCATCTCCGGCTCGAGTGCTCCGTCCGCGAACGTGAACTCGAACCAGTTGAAGATGTCGTTGGACTTGAAACGGCTGATCGAGCACCCGCAGCCGTTGCGCAGGGAGAACGTGTTTCCGGTCTCGATGTTCGGGCTGAGCCCGATCGAGATCGGCTTGTCGGTCACATACGAGTTGCCGGCTCCGCCTACCGCGACGCCGGTTGCGTCCACCCTCGTCACTCTGACTGCGCAGAGGCCGAAGGAGACTCCACAGTTCGCCATCTAGATCGCCTCCTTAAGGCTGGCGTTCGTGAAAGCGGGTGAGAGGAGCGTCTGGTTCATGTTGATCTCCATTGCTCCTCTCACCCGTCTCCGTCCTCTCAGCAGGTCAGTGCCGTCCCGAGGGCCGGGAAGACACCGTTCGGGCAGACGTCCTGGGTGACCCAGAGGGCTCCCTGCTCCGGCCCGAGCCGTGCCACGTTCTCGAAGGACTCCCCGAACAGCTGGAAGTCGTTCGTCGAGTTGAGCGTCGAGTCACGGACGAGTCCGAGCTCGAGCGAACCCGAGTCGACATGGATGAACGACCCCTCGACGTAGAGCGCGTACTGCACGTCGTCCGGGAAGTCGTCCAGCGCCGACGCCGTCTCGGCCGCGAAGCCCTGCGAGGTGCCGCCCGTGACGGGATCGAGGTAGTACGAGACCGAGACCCCGTACCGCTCGAGTGCCGACGTGAGCTGCGCCTGTGCCTGGTAGCGGTCGAAGTTCATGAGGGCGTTGTCGGCGGCGAGCATGTCGCCGATCCAGATCGGGAACAGAGCCCGGAAGCGCGTACCGCCGTCTGCGCGGAGCCGGAAGCGGATTCCCGCCGTTGCCTTCGTGATCGCGTGCACCAGGGAGCCGAACGCGTTCATCTGCGATCCGACCGCCGCCTGGGTCACGTTGAGGGACAGGGCCTTGATCCGGTCGAGCAGGTACGTCTCGCTCGTCCGGGCGTGGGCCGCCATCGTGAGATCGTTCTCGTGCGCGATCTTCTCCGGCCACGCCATCGCGTTCAGGTTCCCGTACTCACGGCAGTGGCTGATGATGGTCACCGGCACCTCGGTGTACGCCGGGCAGTCCATGTCCTGACAGGACTTCGTGGCGAACGTGCCTCCGAGGGCGTCGTCGGCCTCTTCGATCACCGTGATCGCCGTGTCGATGTCGGCGATGTAGGTGACGGCCGGGACGTTGACGCCGCCGCGATCCGCCTGGAAGGACGGAAGGGCGTCGCGCACCGGGCGAGCCGTCGATGCGAAGTTCGGCATCGTGTAGATCGGCTCCAACGGAGCGCACAGACCGCCGGAAGCGACCAGTGCCTCTCCGCGCAGCCGACCGTTCAGGCCCGGGATGTAGTTCGGGATCTTCGCGGCGATCTTGGCCGCGTTCTCCTCGTAGTCGCCCGCGACGAGGATGCGATCCTCGGGGAACGGGAAGTGCGCTGCGGCGACGAGAATGCGCTCCTCGACACCGGAGTTGCTCTTGGACGGCTTACCGCGCCGCGTGGCCGTGACCTTGTAGGCCTGGGCCAGCGACTTGCGGTCCATCACCGTGCCACCGCGAACCTCCTGGAGGCCTGCGGCTGCGACGAGCGGAGCGCCCTGCGACGTGACGGACGCCATGCGCTCCCTGGACGGGGAGGGTGGCCGACGAAGCGGCTTGCGCGGTGCGGGCGGAGCGGCCGCGGCGGCGACGACAACTTCCTTCGTCTCCTCCTCCTCGACTACCTCGTCCTCCTCGACCTCTGCCTCTTCCTTGTCGTCCTCTGCGGCGAGCTCGGCAGCGGCCTCCTCGGGTGCGGCCTCTTCGCCGTCGCCCTCGTCACCGTCGCCCTCGTCGTCTCCCTCACCCTCGGCCTCGGCGTGGGCCTTGCGGCGCTCGGCGAGTTCGGCCTTCTTGGCGAGGTACTCCTGCTGAGCCTCCACGCGAAGCTCCTGCTCCGCACGGATGGTCTCGATCTGCGTGACGCCGACCTCGTACTGCTCGAGAAGCTCGTCACCTGCGAAGCCGCTCGTGAAGTCTTCGTCTTCCTTGTCGATGAGGTCGGCTGCGACCTCGTGCTCCTGAAGAAGCGTGCCCAGCTCGTCGTCGCTCAACTCGGAGAGACTCTCCGGAAGCGCCGGGAACAAGGACTCCACCTCGGTCTGCTTTGCCATTTCGGATCTCCTTCTGACTCGACACCAGTGGCGTCGGAGTCCTATGGAGCTCCGCTGGCTCAGAACCGCTATGCGGTAACCGAGGTGAGAGGAGAGTACGCAGGTCGTCGGACGGCGTCAACTACCGAAGCAGTGATAACGTCCAGCGAGAGGTGCCGGGGCACCTCGCCCCTTCAGACAAAAGCGCCCCGGCGGAGAGGAAGGTACTTCATGGCTACGACGGCCCGCTCACGCAATGGTCAGTCGGAAGTTCTCGCCGGAGTAAGCCCCGGCGCAGATGGCTTGATCGCATACGAGTATCCGTTCGTCTGCACGTTCACGCTCGAGGGAGTGACGCCCATCCTCTGGCACCGATGGAACACAGAGTCCGTAGATGCGAAGGCCGCGGCGAAGAAGGGCAGCACCGCCAAGAAGACGGACGACGTGGAGAGCTACGTCTACCGCGATGAGAAGGGGAAGATCGCAATCCCCGGTGTCTACGTCCACGGCGCGATGATCAACGCTGCGAAGTTCCGGCAGGACCCGCGCTCCCCGCGGAAGTCGGCGATGGATCTCTACAAGGCGGCGATCGCACCGCTCACCGAGCTGGCATCGCTCGGCAAGGCGAACTGGGACTTCATCGACGCACGCCGTGTCACCGTCCAGAGAGCGGGGATCACACGTCGTCGGCCTGCCTTCAATGCTGGCTGGAAGGCGACGTTCGACTTCTCAGTGCTGCTGCCCGAGTACGTGGCGCCGATGGACTTCCTTGACATCCTGACGCTCGCGGGTCGCGTGATCGGCTTGGCCGACATGCGGCCGACGTACGGGCGTTTCGCAGTTGTTTCCTTCACCACGAAGGAAGCGTGAATCCGCCCCGGTAGGACGTGGCATGGCCGGGTTGGTCGAGGCAGGGTGGGCCAAGCTCCGGTGGGTCGGGGTCGGGTCCGGCAAGGCGGGTCCTGGTACGACAGGGTCGGATACGGTGGGCTGAGGTGAGGCCTGGTGGGGTATGGCGCGGTCGGTTATGCAAGGGTTCGGTTAGGCACGCTGTGGTCTGGCCGGGCGCGGCGCGGTCGCATTCGGTGCGCTGTGGTTCGGCTTGGCTGGGCGAGCTCGGCTGGGGCAAGGACGGGTACGGTCCGGCAGGGTCAGGCGTGATGAGGTGAGCCGGGTTCTGGTTCGTTCTGGCGTGGGCGCGCTCAGGTGAGCTGCGCTGCGGTCTGGTGGTGTGCGGTGAGGTGAGGTTCGGCAAGGCAGGGCTGGGTTGGGCATGGCTCGGTCGGGCAAGGCTAGTTCTGCTGGGGTCTGGAATGGCACGACCGGCTATGGCTGGGCCTGGTGCGGTTGGGTCAGGTCAGCTGTGACTCAGGGGCTGGGGAGTCGATGAACGCGATCGCTCTCCGGCCCTTGTCACCTCTTGGCCGCCCAATCGTCGATTCGACGTCGTCGTTGTGCTCGACCAGAGAAGGCACGCAAGCCCAAACGGTCTGATGCGTTCGGCGCATCCAGGCTCCGACGATGGCATCGTCACTCTGAACCTGGCGGCAGTCACCAGGCAGACGATGATCTGACGTCCACTCGAGGAAGTCTTCAGCGAGGGGGCGCGGCCAGACGAGGCCGACGACGTGACAGATGTCGCGGAAATACACCCGTGACCAGCGCTCTCGCTTCCCCTGGGCGATCCAGAAGTCCTTGCGCGTGCGGCCGGGGAGAGCGCCGACCCACAGGCTCAAGACCTGCTCGGGGCGCTCCTCGATCGCCGCGGTTACCGCCAGCGGGAAGTCGGCGCAGACGATGACGTCGTCCTGAAGAACCAACAGATGGGTGGCTTCCGTTGGAAGTTCGACTCCACGCTGCAACGCGAGTTTGTATCCAGCCCACGGGTTCGGAGGGTTCGACGAGTGCAGCGAGAGCTCGACCGGCAACGGCGCGAGGCTCTCTATGAGGGGCGGGTGAAGCTCGCTACGCGACGGGTGAGCTTGGACCACTACCTGAATCTGCAAGCTCCTTCATCCGTGCCTGGCGGATGGCTGCCTTCGGCGTAGGCCGCTCCCCGAGCGCGTTGTGCAGGCGCATCCCGAGCATGATCTTCTTGCGCCGACGCCGCTTGTAGCCCATGTCTCCGGAGACGACGAGCGGCGCAGAGATGATCGCCGTGATGTCGCCGCCAGCGGACGCCACGAGTGCGCGTCCACGCGAGATCGGGAAGCCAGGGATCGGCACCGAGAAGGCAGCCACGAGCTCGGACGGGCCACCCTTGATCGGGCGCCAGTCGCCGGACGGTGGATGCGTGCGCAGATGCTGGACTTCGAGATCGTTCAGTCCTGGACGAAGAGCGCCGGCGAGCCATGTCCCGAAGCGATCGGCCCCTGCGCGGACGAACGCGCCGACCTTGGTCGCATCGTCGTAGTAGCGCTGGACATCCTCGATCCCCATTCCTTCGTCAGTCGAGGCGTGCCCGTTGCCCTCCATGCAGAACATGATCTTCCCGCACGGCATGCACTCACCGACGTCTGTCTCGATCTCGCCGACGTTGAAGTAGGCGTAGTTCGTGTACGAGCGGAAGGGCGGAACGCACACTCCCTGGAAGCCGGTGTGACAGCCGTCCCAGTCGGCCAGGTGTCCGTAGACGCGACCGTCCTTCGTGATCGTGAGCGGCGTGAGCTCGGTGAGCAGCGGATCCTCGAACCACTTCTTCGGCGGCTTGACCGGGCCCGCGGCCGCGACCAGAGCCGCGAACTGCTCGGCCTGATCGTTCACCCACTTGGCTCCCTCGACGACGGTCATCGCGCTCGCGGTGACGACCGTGACGCGAGTGTCCTCGAAGGCGGCGAAGGGAACGAGCGTCGCTCCCATGATCGAGCCCTTGACTCCCGTGAGGAAGTCGGCGGCCAGCAGCTCCTCGAGTCCCAGCGCCTCCTGGTCGATCGGCTCGAACGTATCGGGATCGAGCGTGAGCACCTCCGAGACGGCGAGGTCGATGGAGACGCCGGTCAGGAACTCTTCGGAGACGAGACGGGCGGCCTCGCGGCCGAAGTCGGACGAGTCGAAGGGGCCACGGCCCCAGATCTCGGTGACACCGTCGTCGCGTTCGACGCGCCAGATCTCGGTGATCTTCCCGCCGAGCTGCGCGCCCTTGTGACCCTCGTCGGTGACGGTCATCACCATCAGCGACAGCGGAAGCTCGCGATGGCTGATCTCGCCCGGCATGAGGTAGCGGCGATCGCTGGTGGGCTCGCCCTCCATCGCGAGGAGCCCCTCCCAGATCGCGCCGCCCTCTTCGGGCGCTTCGACCTGCTCTTCGGCAGCGACGGCAAACTTGGACGACACCGTTGCTGAAGCCACCCCAGGATCCTCGATGCGCTTCTCCAGCTCCTCCTTCACCTCTTCGAGGAACGCAGAACTGACCTCAGCGATTACCGGACCCGTGGCGGCGTTCATGGACATGAGGTTAGGAGTCCAGTCGGATGGTCCGGTGAAGTACCAGAGCTTGTTGGTGTCGACGGCCATTTCAGCCTCCCTTGATCCTGACGCCACCGAGCATCTCCTCCATGATCGCCAGGGAATCGTTGTTCTGACTCACGATCTTCTCCTCGGTCAGTTCCTTCAGGCGTTCCACCTGGGCGAGGAACCCAGCTGGCAGCTTCGGGACTTCCTTGTCATACAGCGACTTCGCTGCGAACACAAGGAGCATTTCCGCGAGCACCCGTGCGCCAGGGTCGTCGAAGTCCCAGGAACGAAGCAGCGAGCAGAAGCCGTCGGTGCCCGACTTAACGAGCTCGAGTGGCTGCGGAAGACCAAGAGCCCTGATCCGGTCCTCGCCGAGAGTGCAGGCGACGTCGGCGTTCGGAATCCCGTCGATCATCCCCAGCTCTACCGCCCCGCGTGACTTGGTGCGGATCCCCTGACGGATCTTCGCGCCGGCGACTTCGCGGCAACGAATGAGCGCGAGGGAAGCGGCGCCGTTGACCTGGACGATCGAGGCGCGAGACTCCTGACGAGACGTTCCGGCTGGTCCCGGCGCTGGCGGCCCTTCCTCGGCATCCTGCGGCGCGTCGGTCGTCGGGACGGGGCCGGGCGGCAACGCTGCGGGCTCCGGCTCCTCGATCTCGAAGCGCGTGCCCTTCAGAAGGGCTGGCTCGTGCAGCTGGATGGCGAGATTGATCCGCATCTCCTCTTCGGAGGGAGCCATCGACTCCGGGATGCCCTTCATCGTGCGATAGCCCGGATCGTTCACCTGACCGCGATCGTGAGCCTTGTCGGCATCGTCGGTACGGTCGGGAGGAACAACGACGTTCGAGTCGTCGTAGGCGACTACCACTTCGCGCCAGCGATCGAAGCCCGCATCCCGCAGGGCGGGGCGCAGGTACGCATCGGCGAGGTCGTCGCAGAACTGCTCGGCGACGACGGCGCCGTGGGAGCGCCAGGTGTCGTGCATGATCTGGCGAGCGCCCCAGTGGTTCGCCTCGGCCATGCCCTTGAGGATCTCCGGTGGAAGGTCCATGCCCATCGCGGCACGGTCGATCGCCTCCCGGCGCATCGCCTGCTCCATGTAGTCCGTCGCCGGATCATGGGTCTTCATCCACTCGAGGCCGGCGAGATACTCCAGAGCTCCCTCGGCCAGGAACGGTGCCCCTGCTTCGGGGGAACCGGCGTTCTCGATGATCCCGATGATGTGCTCGATCCAGTCGGCCAGGAACGGGTTCGCCTCGGGGTCTTCGTCGATACCGGGCTCCTCGGAGCCGAAGGACAGCTCGGCCGGAACCTTGAGGATGCCGTTGACCATGCGCGAGACGGCCGTCGAGGCGACGGCCTTGGTGAGGATGTCGAGCTCCTGCGCGATCTCGATGATCGCCCGCATCGGAGACTCGGCCTCGCCGGAGAACTCGGGATCCGGATTCCACATCCTGTACGCCTCGGCCTGCGACGGTGAGAAGCGGATGGGCTCGGCCGACGACGTCGGCGTCCACAGGATCGCCTTGCCGTCGAAGGAGATCTCCTCGGTGTTGACGAAGGCCCAGCGCTCGGTCGGCTTGTCGAGGTCACGACCGAAGAGGTAGCCCTCGCCGATGATGAACATGAGCCGGCCGTACGACGAGAGGAGCCCGGAGCGACCCCCGCCGGGGTCCTGGATGCGATCGAGAAGATCGACCGGCGGGCCCTCGGTGATCGGCGTCGTCTCGTCCGAGGGATTGCGGAAGGCGGGGTAGATGCGCAGCCTCGTGAGCATCTTCGCGTAGAAGCGCGAGGCGTAGTTGAGCTCGGGGATGATCTTGGAGAAGAGGAACGCTTTCTTCTGCCAGGCCTGCCCCTTGCGCGTGCGGAACGTCGAGGTCGTCTTCGGCGTCATCTTCACCGCGGACGCGGTGACGCTGCGTGGGCGCTGCGGGATGAGACGAAGAGGTACTGCCACTAGGGCTGCTGCCTGTTCACGGCTGCACGCTCCGCACGAACCTGGAGCAGACGTTCACGGCGTTCGCGCCGGAGCTGCTCCGATGCCTCACGCTTCTTCTCCCGCGCCGCGATGCGCTCCGCACGCATCGCAAGCTGCTGCTCTCTGGCGATCTGCTGACGCTCCGCACGAGCGGCCACTTCTTCAGCCGAGAGTTGGGGGACGTTCTTACCGCACCCGCATGGCACGAGCGAATCTTAGGGGGAGGCTGCGGACGACATCCTTATTCGTCGTCCTTGCCCAGGATCTTCGATCCACCGACGACGATCGCGTTGATCACGAAAGGAACGGCGAATACCTGCGTCCAGAAGGGTGAGATCTGCCACGCGATCCACCACCCCAGGCCAATCCAGAAGCCCGCGCAGTACGGGCAAACGAGGAAGAGCGCTGGCTTCAGGCGGTAGTCGTCGGGCACCGGATCGCCCTGCTTCTGCCACTCCGAGCCCATCCGGAGAACCCAGCGGCGAGGACGGTCAAGGATGTCGTCGTGGGCGAGCAGCTGGAACGTGCGCCACGCAGCGACACCGACGAGCAAGAGTCCGTACCAGCCGGGGGAGCTCACGCCTCGAACGTCACTCTCGCATCGGGCCAAGCCTTCGTGATCGCCTTGCGAGCATCGAAGCGCGAGCGAAACGTCGTCATCGAGTCCCAGATCACCGTGCCCTCGTCGTTGCGACAGGTGTATCGAAAACCCATCGGGCTGTTGTAGACGTACACCACCGCAACGTCCTTCTTGTCCGGCTTTGGCTTCGGCACTTGGCCGGAGGCTACCGCCGCGATCGGCCGGAGTAGATCTTCTCAGGACTGAGAAGCGGCCGTGAGCCCGGCCTCGAGCTCGGCGAAGCTCGGCGGCCAGGGAAGGCGCCGCATCCGAACCCGCCGGTCTGCCCAGAGGATCGACTGCAGGTGACGGTTCTGATGGAACTTGCCCTGGTCGTGGTCGTAGTAGCGCTGTGCCCGCACGGTGCGCTCGGCCTCGTTCGCCCATCCGAAGTGGATGACCGAGGAGCCCGAGGCAGTTGCGCGACGAGCTCGTTGGATGACCTGCTCCGGCTCGCGCCCGCAGGCGAGCTGCTTCTGCGCGATCCGCCAGTTTCGAGATTGCCGGATGATCTGGTAGAGGATCGGGATCTTGCGCGGTCCCCAGAGACCGTCGACCCGGATGTCGATGCCACGGTTCGACACCGCCCAGGCCTCGACGAGGGAGAGCGTGTAGACGGGTGCGCCCTGCTCCATCGCGGCACGCAGGTACGTCGGATCGGTCACGAACTCGTCGGCGTCGATCGCCAGGACGTAGTCCGGGAGTCCCTGCAGCGTCCACTTGTAGAGGTACTGCCGGGCCTTCCCCTCGTGCTCGAAGAAGGCGGGCCCAGGGTTGCGCATGACGTTCACCCCGTCCTTCGCTTCGAGGTACTCGTAGGTGCCGTCGGTTGAGCTGTCATCGAGGACGCGGATCTCGTCGACGTAGGTGAGGAGGTGGTCTACCGCCAGCGGGAGGTAGCGCTTCATCTCGTCCTTCACGATCATCGAAGCCACGAGTCTCACGCCGACTCCGACTCTGTGTTCGATTCGCCGCTTGAGAACAACGGGAATCTCGGACGCGGACGCTCCGGTTCACTAGCTGGATTCGAGGCGAGCAGGGCGCGAGCAGGCTTGACAGCACGCCCTAGCGCATACAGCCCCGCCTTGATGTCCACGACCATCGCGTTACTGTCACCCGAAACCGGGGTTGGCTGCTGCGCCAGGATCAGATCAGCGGCCATGACCATCATCTTGAGCGCACCCTCCTGAGCCTCCAGCTGCTCAAAGAGGCTGACGTACTCGACCAGCCAGCCACGAAGTTCGGACGACGGCACCATGTCCTCCGTCTTGGTTGTGTCGATCCGTGACCACGCCTCGGCGCGGCGATCCTTGTGTGGTTTGGAAACTTCACTCATGCGGCCTCCTGTTCGGTGAACCAGTCCCAGTAGCAGGAGTACTCGACCGGCATCGTCCTCCAGCGCCGCTGCCAGTTGCGCTTCGCGTACTCCTCCGACAGCGATTGCCAGGGTTCAACCGGAGCCCGATCGAGCAGGCAGACCATGAGGTCAGGAGTGATCCAGCCGCGCCGAGGACCGTACTTCCACTGGTGTCCGGTGAAGCCGTGGTAGCCGTCGACGTCCATCGGCCCGGTCTGCCGGAAGAAGTCGGTGCGCATGAGCCCCACGCCGCCGATGTGCTTCCAGGGCGTCCATGTATAGGTGCCATCCCAGTCGAGATGTGGCGGCCCCATGAACGGGCTCTCCATCCCCAGCAGGACGAGATTCTCGTCTTCGTTCATCACGTCGACCATGTGATCGAGCCACGCTGGCGGTACGACGAGGTCGTTGTCGATCTTCGCGAAGCGCTCGGACTCGGTTGACGCGATGTAGTCGTTCATCACGGCGACCGGCGAGCCCATGTCGTGCTCGCGGATCTCGTACTGCACGGGCACGTCTTCAATCCGAGATCGGATTTCCTCGAGGGCACCGTCAGTCGACGAGTCGTCGTAGACAATCAGACGATCGGCGAGACCCCAGTTCGTGTTCTCGACGAGCTTCGAGAACGTGAACTCGGTGAACTCGCGTCGGTTGCGCGAGAGGTAGAGGATGTCCAGGCTCATCCGAACAGCTCCTCCTGGCCGTCGATCTTGACGGGCCCGCCGTCGTCCTTCACGAGACCGAGCTTCAGCTGCAGCTCCTCGTACTCCTTCTTGCCCCCGCGGTACTCCCACTGCCACGCATCAGGGTGATCATCGGGGAGTCGGGACGGCGGGCGTCCGAACATCTCCTCGTAGAGGATCTCTTCGCGGGTCTTATCGCGAGGACTCGGCATAGGCGCACTCCCGGTGCAGGTAGAGACCGTCATTGCAGCGATCCTCAATCGTTACCTCCAAACCGCAGACGGCGCAACGAGCCTCACGAGCCTCACGCGCCAGGCGCTCCTTCTCGCGCTTGCGAAACGCTTGTTCCCTCTTGCGTCGAGCAGCATCGCGTGAGCGCTCCATCAGCAGGGTCCGATCTCTCCGCCGCGTTCCAGTGCGAGCAGTTCTTCCATTCGCTCCATCGTCTCCTCGCGGGTGAGCTCTTCGCCGAGATAGTCGAAGGCGTACCAGCCAGCGGCGTGCGGCTTGAACCACTCGGTGTGCTCCCAGACCCAGACGCGCTCCATGACAACGCGGCCCTGGACCGTCAGGTGACAGCGCTGGCAGAGAGCGGCGAGGTTCCACCAACGGCAGTCCCACTTGATGCCGTTCAGGTGATGGACGGTAAGGATGCGCCACTGAGCTTCGATGATTGGAATGTCGTCACTGGGCCGGTAGATCGGCGGACTCTTTGCCAAGACTTCGATGGTGCGCCCAGGTCCACCGTGAGTGCATTCCGCGTCGCACGGTGACCACTGACCACCGGCCGAGATCGCCGGATTGCCCTTCTTGTACGGATGCCCGCAGCGTTCGCAGCGATGTCCGTTCAGCTCCCTGATCATGTCCTTGATCGGCGGGTAGCGACGATCGTCGTGCCAGTGCTCGTTGTGCCAGGCGAACGGGTAGCCGTCCTTGCAAACGTCGTCCGAGTTGTAGAGGCGCAGGTTGCTGCTCACGTCGCGTCCTTCGCCCGGAACGCCAGCTCGAGCATCTTCGAGCGCTCGCCCAGGTGCTGGGGCTGGCGGTACATCCGATCGTCGGCCGTCGCCCAAGAGAGGTCCTCGTAGGGCACGTCGACGAGGACGCGAGGAGTGAGCGCAGTGAAGACGACGTCGCAGGTGCGGTTGAAGAAGTCCGTGCCCGTTGGCCCGAGAGGCCCGAGCGTCACCGCCTCCCAGAAGGTACTGAACGCCTCCTCGGGCGCGTCTCGGTGGAAGGCAGCGCCGAAGCCGACCAGCGCGTGCTCCTCGTAGAAGCCGTAGCGGAACTGCGGCGGCATGTTGCAGACGACCGCCTGGGCGTTCGGCTGATTCAGCCAGTGCCACATAACGCGGCCCGGGTCGCTCACCACGCAGTCGTCGTCCTGGACGTAAATCAGGTCGTTGCTCGCATACTGGATGGCGGCGTAGCGTCCGTACACCGAGAGATCGTGCACCTCACCCGGCACGCCGTCCGGGCGCCAGTCGTTCCCGTCCTTGTAGTGATTGACGTGGGGCCAGCCGTGATAGCCGTTGTCCCAGACGATGCGCTCCCACTCGACGGGCAGCGAATCGAGGATCGGAGTGAGGTCGACGTCTCCGCGGGTGACGATGATCGCCGTGACGTTCACAGAACCCACCACAGCAGGAGGCCCACCACCATCGCCCAGAACAGGACGCACAGGATCAGGGAGATCAGAAGCGGCCAATTGAACTCCTCACCAGAGCCATTCATCGACTTGGCAGCGCAGCCGGCGCTCGATCGACGCACGGCGCTCAACAGGATCGGGCACTCCGCGCGGGTGCCACTCGATCCATGCGAGAGAGAGGCGCTCATCGACGCCCTTGTTCATCAGGTGCTCCAGCAGGTCGTACTCGGAGCCCTCGCAGTCCATCTTGAGGATGATCTCGTCCCCATCCGGAAGATTGCGAATGAAGCGAGCGAGATCAATGCAGCGAAGGCGCGGCCAGAAGTCGGCGTCGCCCACCTGGCCGTTCAGCCCGTCCACCATGAAGGGCACGAGTCCACGCCGTGTCCACGCCACTTCGGTTGACACAATCACCGGAGTGGGGTTGGAGGCGAAGTCGTACATCTCGGGCTCCCACGATGGATCGAAGCCATAGAGCACGTCCGGCTCGAACTTCTCGATCAACCGCTCGATGGAGTAGTCGCCGCCGTAGCGTGCGCACCCGACGTCGATGACGATCTTGCTCACAGCGGTATGTCCATGACACGCCACTGCCTGAGCGGGACGGCGACGTACTGGCCGAACTGCGTGCCCGCCTCCTCGACCTGACGCAGCGCCCCCTTCCGAGACCACGCCCGCAGCGCTGTGACCTCCTGCCAGACTCCACTGGAGTCGATCTTCCGCAAGACGATGAAGTTCCTCATCGGACCACCTTTCCGTTCGTGTCGAGCTGTAGCTCACCCCAGGACAGAGACAGTGAGACGACTCGCTCGGCGTTGTTCATCGGCCGCGCGAGCTCGATCATCCGGAGCGTGAGCGCCTTCACCAGCGGCCAGTCTGGGTAGTCGGTCACGCCCCAGTGCGTGTCGTTGAGGGTGTCCTTCTCGCAGAAGTCGAGGTTGGAGTCCTCGATGTTGTAGTCGTCGGTGAAGATGTGCATCGGCCCGCCCGTGCAGGCGCTCGTGCATTCGTAGAGCACCCAGCGCAGGCGAGCAAGGAGCTTCATGTCGTCGGTGACCGCAGGCCACTGGACGGCAGCGACGATGTCCGGCGTCCAACCATCCTCCAAGTCCTGGGAGTCGATCCCGGTGACCTCTTCGAGGGTGCAGGTGAAGCACATCAGGCGCGGGCCACCACCCCGTACCCGGCGTACAGGTTCTCGCCGTCGAGCGTGACCGCGGCGATCTCCCGAGGTGTGTGCTGGATGATCTTGAATCCGGACTCGATCAGCAGTCGCTCCATGCCCGCTCTCGTGTGGCGATGAAGATCACCCGGCTCAACCTCGGCCCAATTGGTCACGTACGTCATCACGAGATGGCCGCCCTCGCGCAGGACGTGCCAGAACCTGCCGAGCAGACCCTCCACGTCAGGGACAAACTGAAGGATCTGCGTGCAGAGGATCGAGCCCCACCCCTCCATGATGAGTGGATCACCCTCACCGATGTTCTCGCCGGAGACGTTCCCCGGAAAGCGCTGCTGATCGAAGGGCTGATACACCCCGCCCAGCGGGAGCTGCGCCTCCACGATCTCACGGTAGGGCTGCTTGCCGCAGCCGTAATCGAGGACAGCGCTCTGCAGGTAGCCCTCGGATGCCGCCTGCGCGACGAAGCTGCGGATCGACTCGCGCTCCAGGTCGCGGAGACTCACTTCCGCACCCCCACGCGAGAGATGGTCGTCAGGACAACGTCCTTCCCGCCGGGGTCGCGCTGAACGATGAAGCCGTACGGCGAGTCCTCTTCACAGCGAACGAACCTCTGCCCATCGGGCAAGGCATCGCGCTTGCGCCTGTAGAGAACGAAGCCTGGAGGCTTGCGCCTCTCGGTGAGTCCGTTGTCCAGCGCGTACTGGACACATTCGGCGATCTCGCGCTCGAGCTCGTTGTAGAAGATGATGAGCCTGTCGGCGGTCTCCGCGCCGTACGACCTGCGCACGATGTCTGGGTTCCAGTTGACAGCGGCGAGCAGGCGCAGTGAGCGTGCGTCGTTGCGCCGTCGAGAGTAGGCCGCGACCGCGTGACGGGTGACAACCAGCTCGCGACCGCTCATTCCGCCGCCCACCACTCTCTCATGTCAAGCAGATCGAAGAACCAGGGCATGGAGCAAGGGTTCGTGATCTGCGACTCGTAACAGGACAGAGCTCGTAGCTTGCGAACGATCTCGTGCGCCGTCGGGGGTGCGACCTCCACGCCGTGCTGGGAGCGCTCTCCACGAGGGCCATAGGTGAGGTAGTGCGTGACGCGATCACCGAAGACATCTTGGGCTAGGAGTCCGACAGCATTGTGCTGCTCGTGGCCCTCGACTTCGATCGCCGGCGCGAACACCTTCTCGATTCTCGTCGCGAACAGCTTGTCGGAGGCCCACGCTCCCAGCCATTCCTTCGCGGAATCCCAGTTGGGCTCGTCGGCCGACATGGGCCACTCGTGATGGGTGCAACCGAGGAGACTGATGGCTCTCTTCGTCTCCATCGAGCGAACGCCGCGGATCGCCGGATCGGCGTCCTGGGTGCAGACGATCACGTGCATGCGCTTGCCGTAGCGCATGCACGTGAACGCTGCGAAGAGGGTCTCGTCGTCGCCGTGCGGGGCGAGAAGGAGAGCTTCGGTCAAGGGCCGGATCGCTCGTCCTCTCCGGTGATCTTGCGCTTCGCTCGCTTGATCATCCCCTTCGCGATCACGAAGGCCGCGATGCCGCAGGCCGCGTTGACGATCACGAAGAGCTCCATGACCCTAGCCATCGAACCCTCCGTCCAGAGCTTCGCCAGCGACTTCGGCGACGGCACCCGCCACATCGACGGCCGCGCCGCCCACTGCTCCAGCCGCATCCGCGACAGCACCGAGCGCAGCCGCGGTCGAGCCAGGAGCGAAGATCTCGTTGATGATGATCGCGTCAGCGACGTCACCGGCGATCCCGGAGGCGGGTGGGTCGCTTGAGCGCCTCTTCTTCTTCCTGAAGGGCCACATGGTCAGTCCTTCTTGAACCCGCGCAGCGCTTCCCCGAACGTCTGGTAGCCCTGAGCGTCCGGGTCGTGCTTGCGCACGATCGGGAACGTGGGGACCCAGTCACGCGGGTTGAAGAACTCCGCGAGCGCTCTCAGGAATCTCTTACCCATAGGTGTCTCCTTCCGTGACGGCGAGCCATTCGCTCTTGTCGAGTCGCTGTGAGCAGTAGGTGCCGTCGTCGCGCTTGACGGCGATGTAGTAGCGCGTGTTTCCGGTCGGGATGGTGACACTGCCGGACTGAATCCCGACCCCGGCCTTGTACTCCGTGTACGTCTTCGTGACCGTTCCGGTGCAACCGCCGCTGGCTCCCTCCGCCCCCTCCTCCCCGCACCCGGCGAGGAGGAGGACGATGGCGAGGATGGCGAGGACGACTGCCGCGATGACGAGGCCCTTAGTCCACGGATCGTCCAGGCTGGCGCGGAGCTTCGTGAGCATCAGAGCTTCTCCTCCAGCTTTGTGAGCAGACGAGTGGCGGTCTGCACGAGCTTCTGCATGTCCCTGAGCAGAGCATCGACGTTCGTCGGAAGGATCATCAGTTGCCTCCTGGGTTCGGCACGACAGCCGAGTTCGGGATACAGACCGACTGCGGCGGGCAGACGATGATCTGGACATTGGGGTTCAACTTCTGGATTGCCTCCCACTGGATCAGGCGTGGGGTCAGCGAGCGCTGACGCAGACGGTTGGCAGAAGCGTCACCACGAGCGCGAGCGACGTTCGACTTCGCCTCACCCTCGGCCTGCGCGACCTTCTGGCGAGCTTCGGCCTCGACCTGCTTGACCTTGGCCTCGGCACGCTGCGCATCCTGAACCTGCTGCTGCTTCTCTTCGATCGCCTGCGAGTACTGATCGGAGAAGCCGAGGTTCGTGATGAAGACGTCGACCACCTTGATGTCGTACTGGTTGAGCTCGGCGATGAGGCGCGTGCGAGTCTGCTCGCGCAGCTCGGCCCGCTCCTCGGTGATCTTCGGCGTCGGGAACGTCGCAGTGACTTCCTTGAACACCTGCGGCACCCTGGCCTCGATGATGATGTCCTTCCACGAGGGCCCGACCCGCTCGTACAGGTCGACGACGTTCACGGAGTCGATCTGGTAGTTGACCGCCAGCTTCGCGAAGATCTTCTGCTGGTCCTTGGAGACAGCGGAGTTGTTCGCGCCAAAGTCGTACTCGGTGTGCTGGATGCCGACGTTCTCCTTGCGAACGTGCTGCCAGGGGAACGTGGTCACGACTCCGGGATCCTTCTTCCCCGCGATCGTGCCGGAGAAGTTGTAGACGATCGCCACCTCCCGCTGGCCCACCGTGTGGACCATGAAGAAGAAGGACATGAAGACCCAACAGATGCCGACCCCGATCGCGGCGTAGAGCCCGAGCCCGGATGGCATGAGATCTGAAGATGTGCGGCCCTCGGCCTCGAGAACCGCATCGCGCTTGCGTGCGTAGACCCAGATACCGATTCCAACCCAGAACAGGATCACGGCGAGCACCGTGAGAACGATCCAACCCATCACAAACCTCCATCGGTTCGATTACGAACGGGACAGAGGTAAATATACACCCTCGGGTCGGATTAGACTGCATGCGGGCGCCGACGCTAACTGCGGACGGGACACTCCTTCGGGAGGCTTCCACGGTTGCGCCGGCGCCCATTCCTCGATACGCTCGCGCCGTGGTTCGCCGGTTGTATCTGCGCCTTCCCTAGCCCCCACGGGGTCCTGGTGTAGTGGCGCATGCTCGGCTGTAACCCGACAGGACGAGGTTCGATTCCTCGGGGCCCCATTGCCCGTCTAGCGAATCGGCATAGCACTCCGTCTCAGAAACGGAGGTTTCCGGGTTCGAGTCCCGGGGCGGGCATAAGAACTCACTCACGCGAGCCGGACTGGTAGGTGGACGGTCCGCTCGGCGTGTGGGTGAGAAGCTGACTTGGCCAGCGTGCAAAGACTCCTCGGAATCTTTGCGGCCCCGGCGAACCAACCCCGGAGCGGGCCGTCTTCTCAGTCCTGAGAAGTCAGGAGGCGGGCGGTGGGTCGAAGACGTGGTGGATGCCGATGCCCTCGGGCTCCAGAGTGTGGTCTTCCGTCCATTCGTTCTCGCCGCACTTGCAGCGACCAGGCACCTCGACGAAGACATGGATGTACTCGCTGCACTCGTCCGTTTGCGCGACGACATCGAGCACGGAGTCGGGTGGTGGATCGTTCTGGAAGCGACGATGCAGCGGGAACTCGATCAGCTCACCCATCTCCATCCTCATTGAGCACGCGGGCGAGTGCCCGGCCAAGTCCATCGCGAGCGGTCTTCTTCTGGTTGTACTCGAGCTCCATCCTCGCCGCGAACTCGTGCCAGGACTCCTTGTCGTGCGAGACGACGGTGAACGTGCCGGGGTAGAAGTGAGGGGTGACCGTGACGAAGCCCTCCTCGAAGGTGACCTCGATCTTGAAGGCCGTCTCGATGATGTGGCCGTCGACTTCGAGCACAGCTCCGAAGAGCGCCGCCGGAACACCGTCCTTCTCGACCAGGCTCGATCCCTCGATCCCCTTCACGTGGATCTTGACGTCGTTCATGCTGACCTCGCTTTCATCGCTGCTCGGGACCACAGGTGCTTGCGCTGGTTGAAGTGCGCGAAGTCCTCGGTCGGAGTTGAGAGTGCCTTCTCGTACGTCGCGTCCATCTTTCCCTTCTTCCAGAACGGGTGCATGTGCTCGACATGCGATCCCTTCGCGAACGCCCACTGGTGACGCATCTGCGCCGTGGCGATGAGCTCGGTGTCGACCCACTGATGGCGGTAGCCCTCGTGCAGGACCTTGCCGGGCTCGTCGATCGTCCCGTACTCGTCCACGTAGGAGCGACGAACGACGGGGTGCGTCGAGTGGAGCCCGCGCATGACCGTCGCGTTACCGAGATCGTTCGTGCCGATGACGCCAGCGCCCGTCTCTTCGGCCACGCGGAGCACCTCGGTGTCCCAGCCAGTGTGGAAGCGAAGGTCATCGGCGGCGAGAAGGATGAAGGGCTCTTCCGTCAGGCGATAGCCCTGGTTGATCTTCTTCGCCCAGTCACCGGGACCGGCTTCCCAGCGGACGTTGTGGATGTCGGCGCCGGTCTCGTGAACGGCATTGATCTCATCGACGTCAAACGGCGTGCAGAGGAAGAGGATGCGGTGAGGAACCGTCGTCGCCTGCTTAATCGAGTCGACGAGTGGCTGTGCGTTCTGCGGTCTACCGAGGACCGGGACGAGGATCGCGATCACCAGATCGACCGACGAGAGCGTTGGCGAGCTGCTCTCCTTCGCCGCCGAAGCCAGGGCACGAGTGCCTCTTCGATCTCCTCGTGGGTGCCGGAGTAGAGCGGGCGCTCCGGGTTGCGCTGCGCGATCGGATCGTTTGTCGGGATCGACCGTTCGAGCGCGTCCACATCGGACTTCGAGAGACCGCGGCCGAGGAACTTCATGCCGCCACCCGCTTGCGCATCCCCTTGTAGGCACTGCCAGTGCGACCGGGAATGATGATCTGCGAGCGCAGCCAGTTCATCGCCTGCGACCAGGCGTCGACATCGTCGTCGTGCTTGCCGTGGGGGAAGACCGCGCACGACTCGATGAAGTCGTTGATGTCCTTGGAGACGGTGCCCGCCGGGCCCAGTGTCGTATCGGCGCCGGCGCCGATCCCCGGCAACCAGACGTTGCCCGCCTGCAGGTCGTCGGCAGCCGAGTCGGCGCGGATCTCCTTGTCGCCCTCCGAGGCTGGGCTGACCTTTTCGACGCCGGTAAGGATGCGCTTCAGGTCGACGATGAGCTCGGGCCCGTAGCCGCCGTTCTCGATGAGGATCTTCTGGCGAGCCTTCGGGTACATCGCCCGGACGTACCTCGCCTGCTCGATGACGGCGCGCTTGGCCTGCGAGTAACTCATGTGCGACGTGCGGATGTCGATCAGGTAGCGATCGGCGCCCTTGCAGCCCCAGGCCTGGATCGAGATCATGTCGTTCGTCTGCTTGTCCTTGAGCGGGCAGTCGATCGACTGAACGACCATCGAGCAGCGGGGGCGGCGCTTCACGTCGTTGAAGAGGTTCGGATCGTAGAAGCGCCACCACGAGCGCAGGAGCGACTGGCCTTCCTTCGGCGCGGGCATCTGCTGGAGCTGACCCGCGGCGCGATGCTTCAGCTGGGCCTTGAGCGCATCCGATGCCTTCTCGGAACGGCGATCCGGCCACAGCAGCTCGTCCTCGATGCGCGGATCTCCGGGCCCGAACGTCGAGCCGAGGTCCTCAGTCGAGGTGTGCCCGCCCTGTCCGCGGTAAGCGAACGGATGGCCCGCGTAGTAGCGCTCCGGGATGCACAGGACGACGTAATCGCGATCGTTCTCGAGGGCGTGAGCAGCGAGGTCGTCCTCGTGCAGGCGCTGCATGATGATGACGCGGGCGTGGTCGATGATATCGCCGTCAGGCGAGAGGACTCCGTCGAGACCGCGCGAGGGGACGGTGCCATCGAACCACCCATTCACGGTGTCAAGCGTCGACTTCGAGGTGGCGTCGGCGTCCTTTGCGTTGATCGGGTCGTCGATGATGATGCGGTGCCCGTGCTCGCCGGTTCCTGACGAGTCCGGTGACGTCGCCAGGCGCGTGCCGCCCTGGTCGTTGCCGTAGTAGTGCTCGGCGTCGCGGTTGAACTTGAAGAGCGGGCCCCAGCGCTCCTGGTACCAGCGCTCCAGCATGAGGTCGCGGGCCATCGCCGAGAGACGTCCCGCCAGGCGGGTCTCGTACGAGGCCGACCAGTAGCGAAGCCACGGCCGCGTCGTCCACTCCCAGGCGTGCCAGAAGACGGACACCGACAGCGACTTCATCGAACCCGGCGGGACCCAGATCTGCAGGCGATGGATCTCGCCCGCGCTCACGGCCTCCAGGTGAATGTTGATCGCGTCGAGGTGCCAGTTGTGCCGGTACTGCTCGTGCTTCTTGACGTGCGGCCACGCCTCCCTGACGAAGGCACTCAACGACTGGCCGAGACGCTCGGCCTCATCCGAGACCTTGCGATCGACGATCTCCTGGCGCAAGGCCTGGCGCATCTCCTCGCGTTCTTTCACGCTGCCAGCGGCCACTCTTCTTCCTTTCTCACCACGTCGGTCTCCCACCATAGAAGAGGCTCGGGCTCGAGGCCGAGGCGCTTGGGATCGGCGTGCCAGCGCTCCCACAGAGACAGCCTGTCTGGCCCATCCCAGGGCCACAGCTCTTTGATGGCCCACCTGGGCCGTTTGATCTTCGTGCCACCGTAGGAGTCAGTCGTCATTACCGCCGGGCGGTAACTCGTTGACCTCGCCTTCGACGATCTCACCGGCAGCCTCCCGGTCGAGCGCTGCGAGCAGCTGCTCCAGGAGGTCGGTGGGCAGGTCCTTGAAGTGCTGCTGGATGTAGGCGTGGATGTTCACGTTCACATCCTTCTGCCGGAGAGGCACCCAGTCCGGGTCGTGAACGAGCATGAGCTTCTCCAGGAGGCGATCGGAATCGGTCAGCGCTCGCCGCAGAGTCTCCTCGCGCAGGCGCTCGATGAAATAGAGCTTCGCCTCGGGCGAGCCGATCGCTTCGGCGTAGGCGTTCGCGAAGTCCTCGTCGTAGTGAGGCGAGGACGGCGAACAGACTGCTCGCCAGGGCCGAGCCTTGTAGCCGAGGATCTTCGCCGCCTCCTGGCGATCGTGGCCCTGCCTGACCAGCTGCAGGAACTGGGCCTTCTCAGCCTCGGTGATGTCTGAGACGGCGAGCTCCTGGCGCTCTTCGCGCTCCTCGAGCTGGCTCATGGGCTACTTGTCGGAAGCCTCGGCGGGGATATCGACGGACTCGGCGGGGGTCGGCCAGCCGACGACCTTGTCGCCATCCATGATCACGTCCCCGTACTCCGAGAGCACCTCGCCCCAGAACTCCGCCAGCTCGTCATTGGCGACGTCGATCGCCATGTTCCGCTCGATCGAGCGCGTGTAACTGCGGTCCTGCGTCCGGCGTAGAGCCTTCCCTGCGAGCGAAGCGATCTCCTCGCGAACGATGACCCGAACCTCGTGTTCATCCATGCCCGAAGGGTAATCAGACGACCGGATACTCCGAGTCGATCCAGTCTCTTCCGCGCAGCTGGATGGCGAACGCGATCTCCTCCTGCAGCAGCGAGGCACGCAGAAGTCGACGCGCCTGTAAGCGGACTACCGGATGCTTCGACTCCACGAGATCGTGATGCCAGCGGCAGAGCGGGATGATGTTCGCGTGCGCGTTTCGGATCTGTCGCAGGTGCATGGGCTGACGCAGGAACCAGGACTCCGGGACGAGGTGGTGTCGCGTCATCCGGGCGCAGCGCCAGTCGCCGAGGCGGCAGAACGAGTGCTCCATCTTCGTTGCCGTGAGCTTCGGGTTGCACAGGCTCGCCGAGGGGAGCTCGACGTGTCGATGCTCGATCGTCTTCACGGCAGGGCCTTCCGCACCGCCGTCGCAGGCAGCCAGTAGACCTGATCCGAAGGACGCTCGATCGCCGCGTCGAGGCGCATGGCGAGGTCGATGTCGCGGTCGGCGACCGCGGCCTCGTACAGCGCCTTGCCCCGCCGGCGCCGGATCTTGATGTCGATGTCAGTGAGGCGGACCGGAACGACTGCCCCACCGTTACGGTTGGGCGTCGCCATGTGTCCTCCCCGGCTTAGCCCGGAACCGTCTCCTGGGTGTTGCGACCGACCATCTTGTCGGCAAGCCAATCCGGCGTCCTGCGTCCGCTCCGACAGAGCGCCCACAGGTACCGAGCTTCCGCATCGGTCAGTCGACCGCTCGACACGATCGCGTCGAGCGACGCAGGCGGCTGGTTCGTAAACCAGCGATGGATGAAGCGCAACACTCGCATCGAGTAGCGGGCCCGGGAGTCGAACCCGGTTCTGTGCGTTATGAGCGCACCCTCTGCTCCGACCGAGTCGCCCGCGGCTTCCGAGGTTAGATGAACGGCAGGACTACATCAAGAGCGGCTGACGGGGATCGAACCCGCCCGAGGCCGGTTTAGAATCGACTCGGTACCCAGTACGCAGCCGCATGAGAGAGCCAGCCCCTGGAATCGAACCAAGGATTTCCTCCACATCAGGTGAGGTGTTCTAACCATTGAACTAGCTGGCGAGCATCAGCCTGTGAGCTAGTCCATCGGAGGGGCGCGGCCCTATGGGAACGACTTCACGGCGCGAGCCTACCAAAGAGACCGAACTCACCGTGACTTCCAGACCTTCCCGCACTTCATGCACTTGAGTTCGCTCTTGAGCCGCGAGTGGGTCGAGGCCAGGTAGCCGTCGTGCTTGCAGACATTCTGTGGTTTGTGTTCCGTGGTCACGGCAGGCTCCGATCCCAGTCCTCGAAGCAGACGACGCAGGGCTCGTATTCACTGAGCGGGTGATCCGTTGAACGGGCCTCCGCCATGTCGAAGCCGCATCGTGTCTCGTTCGATCCCGATGCAGGGAAGTGGAAGATTCCCGGAGTGCCGACGTGGATGATCTTGCCTTCGGCGCGGTAGGCGTTCTTCGTCTTTGACACGTTCTGTTCGCTCACGACAGCGCCTCTTCGAGAGCATCAAGCAGCGGCACAAAGCTGAGAGTCTTGATGGTCGAACCTCCCACAACGTCGAAGAGCATTGGGAGCGTCTCCGCCGCCTCGACCACCGCCACGATCTGCGGGAGAGCGTTGAGCAGACGATCCATGTCGTCCGACTCGATCAGGTCGAGGACGTCTGAGTTGCAGTATTCGCGCCACTGATCCCACGGCGCGGCGTTCTTCAGCTTCTCGGAAGCGGACATCAGAACTCCCAGCCGTTGAAGGCGAGGATGACGATCCAGGCAATGACGACGATGGCGATCACGGTGCTCATCGCTCGACCCCTGCCGGGGTGGTGGCGTACATCCAGAGAAGGACGGCCACCACCACCCACGGAGAGACGAGGATCAGGAACGAGCGCACTCCCACTCCTGGTCGAGCCGCGCCCGATGAACAACGTCGAGCGCGGCGGCGATGCCGGGGTCTACTGCGCCCGATGCGCTCCCCCGACGAAGCGGTACGTCTTCGGGCCGGGGTTCGGACGGTACTTGCCGTACTCCCTGATCGGGTTCGGCTTGGCCGAGTTGGTCTTGACGTGCTGCGCCGCCGCCGTTGCCGGGACGAGCAGAGCTGTGACGAAGATCGCCACGATCAGCTTGCGCATGTTCCCTCCCGTTCATCGAAGTTAACCGCTTCCCTGTGGCGAGCAGCCACCGCTCGGGTTGCGCGTGTAGCCCTTCGGGCATGGTGCGGGCGGCATCGGACACCACTTCTCCAGCTTGCGGATCTTGATCTCCAGCAGCTTGATCCGCTTGAGCAGACCCGGCTCCGTGCGGTAGATGATCGTCGGCTTGAGCTTCACGGTGCCGGACTTGCCTACCTTCCCTGCCGGGCCGGGAGGCCCCGCCTCTCCAGGAGGCCCTGCGGGGCCGGGAGGGCCTGCGTCACCCTTCGGGCCAGAAGGTCCTGCGGGGCCGCCTGGGCCGCCTGGGCCACCGGGCCCAGTATCGCCCTTCGGTCCGGCAGGGCCGGCAGGACCGGGATCACCCTTCGGACCTGGCTCACCCTGCCCAGGAGGGCCGGGAGGGCCTTGGTCGCCCTTGTAGCCCTTGTCGCCCTTCGGGCCGGGAGGACCGGGAGGCCCAGGCTCCCCCTTCTCGCAGTGGCACTCGTAGCCACCACCGCCCGCGATCGCGGGCGTGACGCTGAGCAGGCCTGCGCAGATCGCGAGCAGGGCTGCAACGATGATCGTTTTCACTCTTCCTCTCCTTCCGTTTGTGCTCGATTCTCGAGGGCGAGAATCTGCTCGCCGACTTCGAGCACCTCTTCAATGTCGATTGTCTCTCGTCCGGCGGCCATCAGAGCAACAGCTCTGAGTGCGAGATGGCCGACAACGATGTCTGGCTCCAGTGGATGCTTCTCTTCTCCCTCCATTCTGTATGTCCTCACTCTTCCGGCTCGTCGAAGGTTCGGCTTCGCCGAAGTAGTTGTGGTCTCGGTGAGCTCGGCACCACCAACGATGACCTTCGTTTCGATCGGGGCCAAGCCCTTCATCTCCCGAGCGAGATCGAAGTACCAGCGTCGAGGATCATCGGCGAGCTCCCAGTCGGTGACGAAGGCATCCCAGAAGCCGAGGGCCTGCGGGGAGCAGCCGCCAGCGTGCTTCATGTTGTTCTGAGCCGACGACTTCGCAGCACCGTCCGTCTTCCACACATCCGGTCGATCGCGGCCCCAGTGCTTCGCCACCATGCCGAGCTCGGACGCGGTGACCTGGCCCTCGCGCATCCCCCAGCCCCCGATCTTCGTGACCAGCGGCTGGATGCGATCACGGACGACAGCCGTATCGGCCGCGAGCCTCGCAGCTCGAGCCTTGACGGCCGCAACCTTCATCGCCTGTACGTCAGGGTCGGTCAGTCGCAAGCGACCCTTCTCCTTCCTGGCCTTCTTCGGATCACCCTCGAACACGCCCTGCTTGATCAGCTCGTGGATCGCGTTCTCTCGCCAGCGCCGATCGCTCGGCGTCTTGGGCAGCACGTACACGGTGTGCCCCGCTCCGTCGAGCACCTTGTGGTGAGCGCCGTTCGACTGCACGTTGTGCGTGCCAGTCGCCCGGATCGCTCGCACCAGGTCGTCGACATCCTTCGTTGCGCTGCTCATTCCGCCGTCTCCCAGTAGTCAGCCGGAAGCCCTTGGGCGACTGAATCGCCGGGAGACTCGGGTGCGGGCTTGGCAGGAACAGCCGCAGTCTCCCACCAACCTTCATCGTCGTGCAAGTGCCTGCCGAGCTCGACTAGCTCGGACGCACTCAGTTCCCTGATCGCCGCGGCGATCTCTGCTGGACTCATAGGTCCTCCTTTGGATGTACCGGGCGCGACGGTGTCATTCGATGGCAGGCCATGCCGAACGACTGACCGCATTGGTGGGTCCCGCCACGCCCGATCTTCATACGACCACCACGAGCTTGAGCGCCTGCAGGTGCGAGCAGTTGCCCTTCATCTCGCGACAGGTGCATCGCCACTCGTCCTTCGTCGGATCATGTCCGAGTGAGTACACCTCGCCGGAGTCGCCTCGGCACTCAGCAACGACCAGACCGCTGCCGATCTCGGGATCGACCTGCTTGATCATGAGGCGCCCCTCCGGGAGAAGCCGGCGTGCCTTCTCGGCGGCCGTCATTTCTGTTCGCCCGTCTTGCTGAAGACGATCGAGTCGGGCGTTCCCCCGCTGATCTTTCGCAGGGCCTTCTCCCACGCCTCAACCGACTTGGCGTACTGCTCAGGAGTGACGATGTACTCGCGACCCTCCATCGTGATCGTGACCCAGGTCGGGCCAGGGACATGAGTTGGCTGCTGCTGCTGGCGATAGCCAGGCTCGATCGTCTGGCCGCACGTTCTGCACTGCCACTCCTTGATCTCGTAGATCTCGCCGTCGATCTCGTCGCCAACCCACTGCGTGCCGGTGACGACCTCCTTGCAGGTGGGGATGTCGGAGGGCTTCTTGGAATAGAGCCTCCAGAAGTGCCCGTGCCCGGCCTTGTCGACGAACGTCCATTTCTCGTCGGGGACCTTGACCGAGTGCATCACGCCAACCGCGATGTCTTCTCGCTCGATCGAGACGGAGAAGAGAGGCCACACTCGGCTTATGGTCATGAGTGCTGCTCCACGATCGCGATCGTGACCGAGATCAGGAAGAGAATGGCGAGGCAGTAGGCGAAGACGACGGCGCCCCACTTGAGCGCATCGCCGGGCTTGACCGTCCTGAGCCAGTGAAGGAAGGTCATGCCAACACCTTCTCTGGAAGGATCCGCTCCCGCACCCACGCGAGCATCATCTCGTATCGCCGCTCCGGCGTGGCTTTGTAGAGGTCGTCGTTCAGGCCCGCAACCGCAACGATCATGGTGAGCTGCATCCCGGCGTGCTGGCCGCTCGTGATCGTCCTGTCCTCGACCTCCCAGCCGTCCACGTCGCCCCAGTGATCGAGGGGGACGATCATGTCTACCAGCACCTCATCGCGGTCCTCGCCAGCGTCCACTCGCTTCTTCGCGACGTACGCGCCGACCGCGCAGACGTTCTTCCCGTCGGACAGCCCGCCGTCCATGAGGGCCTTCTCTGGGAGCTCGAGTAGCGCCTGCTCCAGGTCCTTGAGCACCCGCTGCCCGCGCTGGCCGTTGATCGCACGGAACAGCGAGTGCTCCCAGAGCGCCCACTGGCCTGGATGGTCGTAGTCGCCTTCGGCGAACCTCATGCCGCGTACGCCAGATCGGTGATCTCGGTGACCCGCCGTCGCAGCCACTCCACCGGGCCCTCGGGCATCTCGACCACGGACGCCGGAGGATGGATCGGAGCGGGGTAGTAGTACGGCGTCGTGCTGCCGCTGTAGTTGAACTGGATGGTCTGCGCCGACGCACTGGACGACCACGGGTAGGTGGTGAAGTACCCCATCTACTCCACCCCCACGGGCTCCTTGGAGCCGTTTCCGCTCTGGAGCTTCATGAGCGCCTCGACCTTGGGCAGACGAGCGAGGATCTCCATCATCAGCTCCTTCGACTGGTCGATCTCCTTCTCGAAGCGATCGGTGATGAATTTCATCTGGTCCTTGAAGCGCTGCTGCTCGGCCGAGAGGTTCTCCTCGCGGACGGCCACTTTCGCCTCGGTCACGGCCGCCTCGCGCTCGAATTCGGAGCGCTTTCGCTCCAGACCGACCAGATGCTCGACTTCGCGCTTCTCGCGGGCGTGCTTCTCCTTCTCCTTGTCGAATTCGATCTGGAGATCGGTCAGTTGGCGCTTCGTGTCGACGTATTCGCGCTCCATGTCGCGAATCTTGCTCGTCGCGGCCCTCTCGCCCTTCAATTCGGTCACCGATCGCTTCAGATCGGCCATTTCCTCCATCAGAGCATCGAAACGCTCGGTCGTCGGGTCGGTTTTGCTGTCGAACAGGCCCATGTGGGCTCCTTTCAGTCGATTTCCGCCTTCCGGTGCTCGATTTCGGCACCGGCGGCCTTGTAGATGCGCACGAGAGACGTCTGAGGCAGTCCTTTGAGGGCATCGGTCATCATCGCGTCGCCTTTTCGCAGTACGCGCTTGACCAGGAAGCTCGAGAGGTACCAGCAGGCCAGCCAGCCAAGGACGAAGGCGAGGACGAAGCCTCCCCAGGTCATGCGAGCAGCCTGTCTAGCTCGGCCTGCGCCTCACGGGCGCGATCGGCGGTGGCCGCAGCCTTCCTGTGGGCCTGCTTGATCTCGATCTCGCGGACGCGGGCGAGCTCGGCCTGATCCTCTGGCTCTTCCTTCATGAGGATGATCTCGTTCTGACCGTCGGTCC